TTGTATGAAAAGATAGATGGCGAGTATAGAAAGACAATGAAAACTCATAAAGAGATTGTAGACTATTTCAATGCGTATAATAAATCAGCAGGTCATAGACGATTCAATTTTCAATATGCAGCATTCTCTATGGACTGTTCAGATTATTTTCCTACAGCAGTAGATCCAGATTCACACACATACTTAGGTAACAATGCTGTTCGTTGTTTAAAGAAGTTATCTACTGGATATAGTCATGATGAGTTTATGGATATATTAAGAGAACGTACAGGCGGAAGACCAAAAGATTTAGAAGATGTTATGTGTGACTTTGTAAGGTTTGGTCAGAACTATGTACCAAGAGGTAACGGCACATATGACCACATTCCAAGTGATATAACTAATAGTAGCGGATGGGAATCTGGTTGGAGACAAAGACAAGGAACACCATCAAATAATATACTACCAATATAATGCCACATAACAAACATATAGAAGATGGGTTCAATATCGATATCGGTATGATGCAACCCGATGAAGCAAAGAATTATTATTTATGGTTAGCCAAAGACTGGAAGGACCCGAATCCACCTATAGTTGAAACAATGCATGAAGGAGTAAGATGTGTAAGAGATGATCTTATTACTGGATCTAAAATACGTGGTGCAGATTTATTGATGTCAAGTATTAAAGAAGATACCGTGGCATACGTTCAACCAAGAACTGGATTAGCTGGTGTAAGTATATTAGATGTTGCAAGTAAACATGGTAAAAAAGTACGTTTATATATGCCATCAAGTAAAAAAATAAGTCATCACCAAGCATGTTGTATTGAAAGAGGAGCTCTAGTTAGTTTCCATAGAATTGCAGCAATGCCAAACCTAAACAAAATTGCTAAGGAAGATTCAAAGATACATGGATATTACTTCATTCCCCTAGGACTGAAACACAAATTAATGACAGCAGGTATGGTAAAGGTTGCTAGTCAATTAAAAGAACCAGACGAAGTATATGTTGCAACATCAACTGGTGTACTCTCAAGGGCCCTGCAGATTGCTTGGCCTAATGCTAAGTTTACATCTGTTGCTGTAGCAAGAAATATGAAGGCAGGAGAGTTAGGTAGAGCAAAGGTTATATCTGAGCCACGGGCTTTCACGGCTCATGAGAGTAAAGAGAACTTACCACCATTTCCAAACATAGATACTTACGATGGTAAAGTTTGGAAGTATATACCAAAGAATACAGGCAGAGATATATTATTTTGGAATGTTGGTGCAGAACCAGTATTACATCAAAATCATATTATTGATGCAACAAATAGTTATAGAGATTGGGCTCCGCCTAAACGTGATAACGGAATACAAATATATGATAACAGGAACATTTAATAAGATACCAAAGAAAAAGAATAGCCTTTGGTGGTGGATTAAACCTATTTGGTGGATTTAATGGTGATCTTAAAAAGCGTATAGATAATTTTCTATTAGCTGAAGAAGTTTTCTCTCTTGATATGCCTATGCCAAGGTATGGTGATATGTTAGCCAAGCGAAAAGATGTAGAGGATAAAGCGTGGTGTGCTCGTGTTCAAGACAAATGTGACAATGCAAAAACATTACTATCCACAGATTTAGATACGGAATGGTTAACTATAGGCGATAGTCATACGGCAGCATTTGCCCCTAAAGGTAGTATGGTTATTAAGACAGATGGTCTTACACTTAATGGTCAGATTAAATCTAATTTTCAATATGTTCTTGACCACATGGCTAAATGCAATAATCTAATTGGAGTTACATTATGCTTTGGTAATATCGATATAAGACATCACCTATGCAGGTTAAATGTAGACCCAAGAGATATGTGGATAGATTTAAAAAGATTTGGTGATTGGCTACCGGTACCAGTTGAGTATTCAGTGCCTTGGCCCATAGAGTTTGAAGGTAGAAGATTACCTAAGACTGGTTATTATAAACACCAACCATTTTGGGGTACACATTATGAAAGAAAAATGATGTTAGATAGAGTAATTGATACCATGGATATGGTGGAAATGAATAAAGTTATGTATCCAACCGAGTGGTTAAAGATGGATCCAGAAGTATTTGCAAAAACAAAAATGGAAAGTACTAGCTCGGTACATATATCACCTGAAGTATACAGACGAAAAGAATTCGGGGAAGAGTATGTACTTCCAATATAAATGTGATATAATATACCTATGAGATAACAAAGGAGTATAAATGGGAATAATGGATAAATTAGCGAAGAACTCTCGTATAAAGGAGTCTTCCCAACTTGACAAAAGCAAGTTGTTTAGTAATCAAGAAATGGTAACCACTAAGGTTCCAATGATTAACGTTGCACTATCAGGTGATCCAGACGGAGGTCTGACATCAGGTTTAACAGTATTAGCAGGACCAAGTAAGCATTTTAAGACTTCATTTGGATTGTTAATGGCGGCAGCATACTTAGATAAGTATGAAGAAGCTGTATTATTGTTTTATGATTCAGAGTTTGGTAGCCCGCAACAATATTTTAAGTCGTTCGGTATTGACACTTCGCGTGTTCTACATAGCCCCATTACTAATGTAGAAGAGCTTAAGTTTGATTTAATTCATCAGCTCGAACATATCGACCGCAACGACAAAGTCATTATAATGATTGACTCTGTCGGTAACCTAGCTTCTAAGAAGGAGCTAGATGATGCTATGAATGAGAAGTCAGTAGCAGATATGTCGAGAGCGAAAGCCCTCAAAGGTTTATTTAGAATGACTACCCCTTATCTAACGATGAAAGATATTCCATTGTTAGCAGTCAACCACACATATCAAGAAATAGGCTTATTCCCCAAAGCGGTCGTATCCGGTGGCACAGGTATATACTACTCCTCAGACAATATCTGGATCATCGGACGGCAGCAAGAAAAGAAGGGGACAGAAATTAAAGGATATAACTTTGTTATCAATGTAGAAAAGTCAAGGTTTGTCCGTGAGAAATCTAAGATCCCTATTGCAGTTACATGGGAAGGTGGTATTGAACCATATTCTGGTTTATTAGATGTAGCAATAGATGGTGGTTATGTTGTTAAGCCTACGATTGGTTGGTACTCAAAGGTTGATAGATCTACCGGTGAGGTAGAAGATAAGAAAGTACGTATTGCTGACACACTTAAAGAAGAGTTTTGGAAACCTATCTTTGATAATACAGATTTTAAGACACACATTAAACTCAAATATGAAGTCGGCCATGCTGACATGATTAAAGTATCACACCTAGAAGAAGGGTGGGATGATGAAGATTGAGACATTAATCTTACGTAACTTAATGTTGAATGAGGATTATACTCGAAATGTAATTCCTCATTTAAGAACTATATATTTTGAAGAACCACATAGAGCGGTCTTTAATGAGATTGTTGACTTCGTCAATAAGTTTAATAAGCTACCAAGTGCTGATGCACTAAGTATTGAATTAAGAAATAACCCTAAGGTTGGCTCTGAGTCTTTAGCTCTTATTCCTGAAATAAGTGTTATGGATAAAGAGAATACCCAAGAGTGGTTAGTTGAAAAGACTGAGAAATGGTGTCAAGACAGAGCAATCTATTTAGCAATTATGGATTCTATTAATATTATTGAAGGTAAGCATGAGACATTAGATAAGAATGCATTACCGCAAGTATTAAGTGAAGCTCTTGGTGTTAACTTTGATTTAAGAGTTGGTCACGATTATGTTGATGACTCTGATGGTCGTTATGATTTCTATCATAGGCAAGAAGAACACCTACCATTTGACTTAGAAAAGTTTAACACAATCACTAAAGGTGGTCTCGTCAAGAAATCATTGAATGTGGCTCTCGCAGGTACAGGTGTAGGTAAGTCTTTATTTATGTGTCATGTCGCTGCAGGGGCCTTGACTCAGATGAAAAATGTCCTATATATAACTATGGAGATGGCAGAAGAAAGGATAGCAGAACGTATTGACGCTAATCTAATGAATGTGCCTATTGACCAATTAGAGAATCTATCGAAAGATATGTTCGATAAGAAGATGCATAAGCTCACTGACAAAGGTGTTGGTAAACTTATTGTGAAAGAGTATCCCACTGGGGCAGCAAGCTCTATTCACTTTAGAGCATTATTAAAAGAATTAAAGATCAAACGTGATTTCACACCTGATCTTATTTGTATAGACTATTTAAATATATGTGCAAGCTCACGTATGAAAGCTATGGGTGGATCCATTAACTCATATATTATGGTCAAAGCAATAGCAGAAGAATTGCGTGGCATGGCGGTAGAGTATAACTTACCTATCGTTACTGCCACACAAACCACTAGATCTGGTTTCGCATCATCTGATGTGGGATTAGAAGATACGAGTGAATCATTTGGTTTACCGGCAACGGCTGACCTTATGTTTGCACTTATATCTACGGAAGAACTAGAGAACCTTAATCAGATAATGGTTAAGCAATTAAAGAATAGGTATAATGATCCTACAGGTGGGAACAAGAAGTTCGTACTTGGTATTGATAGAGCAAAGATGAGACTATATGATGTAGAAGATACTGCGCAAACTCTCAATGTAAGGGATGAGCCACCTAAGAAAAATACACAATTTGAGGATTTTACATATGAATAATATTTTGAAACCTTACATATCCAGAATGTTGAATAAAGAACATATGATGGCTATGACTAAGGTCAAATTAGAAAAGCTAGCTCGCAAAGAAGGCGTTGAGTTAGATAGACGTGAGAAGAAAGAATCTCTTGTCGAACAAATATTAACCTTGTGAGCACTCTATTAACAGGTCATGGTTGGGCATCTAAATATAAACACCTAGCCAAAGAGATCTCTACATGGAGCAAAGACCCAAGCACTAAAGTTGGTGCAGTGGTTGTAGGCGAACATGGTCAGTTATTGTCTCAAGGATATAACGGTTTTCCAAGAGGCATAAAAGACTCAGATGAAAGATTAAATAATCGTGAAAGAAAGTATGAATTAGTTGTACATGCAGAAATGAATGCTATATATAATGCTAGTCTTAATGGAGTTTCTTTAGCAGATTCTACATTATATGTATATGGTTTACCTGTTTGTAACGAATGTGCTAAAGGTATTATTCAATGTGGTATTAAAAAGGTTGTTGCAACAAGACCAACAGAATATAATGGAGCATGGGATAATTCAATAAAAGGAGCCGAAGCTTTATTTAAAGAAGCAGAGGTAATGTATTTAATAGACGTGGAGGAAGAATGAGTAAGACTGCAATACCGTATGTCATACGGAAAAGGGATCATAATAAAAATATTATCTCTAAGAAATATTTAAGTCATGGAACATTCAGATGTAAACGTCATCCAAACAGTAAGAGGTGTAAAAGTGCTTAAAGCATTATTTAATCAAGGCTATTCGAAAAAGTTCATGGACCGAATAGAATTTAGAAGAAAGGAATACTACGAGAAACGTAGAATTCAAACGATCCGTGACAATGCTATGAAGATGGCATATAACTGGTCACATGAATATCCTACTGGTACGCCATTAGAATATATTCGTGATGACATTATTGAATGTTGGGAAAGGAATTCAAAGGTTGGTATTTTTGCGAATATAGATAAGAAGCAAAATATACAAGTACCAAACAAATATCCATTAGATCCATATGAAAAAGAAGTTGGAATCCCATACAAATTAGAAGGAAAACATGAAAAATAAATTAATAGGTTTAATCTTAATTGCCGTATCTATGTCAGCACTCGCTGCCAATAGAGGCGCAGTTGTAACAGATCATTACCATGAGGTTGTATACTTACAACCATATACAGTTGAAGTATGTCAGAACCAACAAGTACAGGTAGGCAATGCAGACATTGCAAATAGTGCATTTTGGGGAGCAATCTTCGGTGGAGTTGTTGGTGATGCTTTAGATGATGAGAATGGTAAAGTTCCAGGAGCTATCATTGGTGCTATGATTGGTGCTAAAGATGCTGAAGGCAAGGTAGGTACAACTACAGCTATGGTGTGTAAGACTGAGACACGTAAGAAGTCTACTACCGTTAATGAATACTCACACTCAGTTATTAGATTTGAGTACGATGGTATTATGTACGAGCTCGACTTTATTAAAAGGTAATGGCTAAGAAAAAAAAGAAGTTTATACCATTTAATAGATGGTCATTCGTAGACCGCAATGATCTAGATACAGATCATTGGTATATTAGATTAGAGGGTGGTGAATACCACGATGTGATCTATCGTTATATGGATGTCAAATTAAATGATACAACCAAATCTATAAATTTCGATTATGAAATTGTAGAATATCCAATGGAAACTCCTCACGGTAATCCACAATTTAATGAAGCTGTTGGCGCTATACTACAAAGTATATTGGCTGACTCAATGGAAAAACAGGACTTCGTATTAGGTCCACGATCTAAATGAATGTAAAAGAAACACTAACCATTCTCTCAGAAGAGTGCGCGGAAGTAATACAAGCTAACTCAAAATTAATTAGATTCGGACCATATGATGAAGATAATATTCACGAACTAGAAAAAGAGTTAGGTGATATCATGGCTATGATACTTATACTTGATTATTATGGCTATGTTTCAACAGAAAAAATAACAGACAATGTTATTCCTAAGCTTACTAAACTTAAAAAGTACAGTAAAATTAAGAATTTGAATAAGATTATCAAGAATTTATAAAACCTATAAATACCTTTATAATTATTCATATAAAGGTCCGATGCAGTCTTTACAAACATTTCTCGAGGGTCGAAATGACCCTTCAATATTCAAAGCAGTTTTTATGGCAGGCGCTCCAGGCGCAGGCAAGTCTTTTGTCTCTGATTGGATGGCATTAGGACCGCAACTTGGCTTTAAAGTAATTAATTCTGATAAAGAATTCAGTCGTTATATGAGAGAAGCAGGCCTTACCGATGATAAAGGCGCAGTCATTATTGACCCTAAAAGATCTTTCGAACGTGATGTTGTACGCACGGTAGCAAAACGACATACTGCAGCTATCCAGAGACATGCTTTAATTGGTAGATTAGGTCTTGTTATTGATGGTACAGCTGCAAATGCTACTAAAATAATAGCGCAAAAGAAAAAGTTAGAGTTACTTGGTTATGAATGTGCTATGGTTTATGTTAATGTTCCTTTGAAAATGTCAATAGCAGCAGACAAACAGCGTGGTGAAGAGGGTGAAAGAACTATTGGAGCAGAACTTGTTACGGCTAAATACAATGAATTAGATACAGGTATACCTAAATTAATAAAAGCATTTGGTTCAGCAACTACTGGGTTCGGGCCTAGGCCTAGTAAATCAATGTTTTTTATAGTAGATAATACAGTAAGAGAAAAAACACCAAGTCTAATTAGAAAGGTGTTAGGTGAGATTACTAAATGGGCTAAAAAATTGCCAAAGAATAGGGCAGCAAAACTATGGATGAAGAATAACTAATGTTAAATTTTAAAGAACAAGTAAATGAAACAACTGGCATGCGCTTAGTCGATCTTCTTCCGAAGAAGGTTAAGCGTCTGATATACAGAGTTGCACATCAAGACAAATATAAAGGTGCTTTGCTTATGATAAAGCATTTAAGACAAGATCCTGATGTAATCTCAAGAGGCTTAACTAAACACCAGATTCAAAATATTGCTGCTGACCATTTTAAATTAGATCATAGAGAGTTTGCAAAGATACTCAATCGTCAAACAAGATACGAAGAAGCTCCTCCAGGAATGGCAGACACCGTCAAGAAATTTAAAGCTGATGGTATGGATGACGAGACGGCATTCGCACTTGCTTGGTCTATATATAATAAGAAAGAGGATGAGGTAGTACAATTATCAGAGGCAACAACTAAAGCCTCTACGTATTTTGAGTGGGCTCTTATTGCTATGATTAATGATAAGTCAAAAGACGAAGGCGACTTTATTCGTAATATGAAAAGAGATAAAGGTTATACCGCTTGGTTTAAAGCTACAGATAAAAAATGGAATCAAAATCAATCAGATCATTATGAATTCTCTAAAAAATTAAAGAGTATTACAAGATCAAAGACCGCCGAATCAGCTGGTCAATCTTCTCCATCGACTTCAGCTATGTGGAAAGACGTTACTGGTAAAAGCAAAGATACTTCTAAAGCTGATATTAATATAGGTTCACACAAAGTAAGTGTTAAAGGTACACAAGCCCGGTTAATGTCTGGTGTTAAAGAGGAAAGTCTTGCTACACTATATGCAGCATTTGATACTATAGGCGTGGATAATCTCGGCCAAAACTTAGAAAAAATAGTAAATGAATTTGTGTCAAAGGTTAGAACGGTTGGTGATGAAATGACTTCGACAGCTATCAAAGAAAAAGATCCTAAAACATTATCTGCAGAAAATAAAGCAGCATTTAAACAATTAGAAACACAAGTTCAAGTTAAAGCTAAAGCTGAAACTGCATTTAAAAAAGCATTTGCTAATAGGGAATTCGCTGATGCATTTGCTTGGGAAGCTATGAGTGGTGAAAAGAAATTTGGTAATGGTGAAGGTACAGCTGATGCAATGCTGGTCTGGCCATATGATCTAAGAAATATTGCATGGTATCCTGCCTTAAGTCTTAATCATAAGTATGTTAAAAAGGTTTCAGGTCAAATGAAGTTCTCAGCTAATGTTAAATCAGCAAGCTATAAAAAGAAAAATAAGAAATATGGTTATGCTATATCACAAGTTGTTGACTTAGCTTTTAAAACTGCTGATTCTGAATTTGATATTGCTAAGAATGAGAGTATAGAACAAAGATTAGATCTAGAGACTATGTTACAAGAAGGTAAAATTGATGAAGCAAAGTTATTAGATAAGCTTAAAGGTATTTGGGAAAGATTAAGGAATGCAATAGCAACAGCATGGGCTAAGTTAATGAATGCAATCACTAATCTTGCCCAACAAATAAGAGATGCAATTGATGGTGGTTTAGATACTTTACTAGATGCATTTGAATTAGAACCAGTTATCAAATTTAATAACAATATAAAACTATGAATCTAAAGAAACACATAGCAGAAGCTAAGAATACTCACATGACTCACATTGAGGACATGGTGATTGACGGTGGTGTACAAGGAGCACGGTCAGCTATCTTCGCATTACGTGATTTAAGAGACATGTTAGCTGGTCATTCGAATGACACTAAGCAAGTCACGGTCAAATGGGATGGTGCACCAGCTGTATTTGCTGGTATCGACCCGAGTGATGGTAAGTTCTTTGTTGCAAAGAAAGGAATATTCAATAAGAATCCTATGGTATATAAGAGCGTTAAAGAAGTTAAAGCCGATACCTCTGGAGATTTAGCAGCAAAACTCACAATAGCATTTCAAGAATTAAGTAAACTTGGTATTAAACAAGGAGTCTACCAAGGTGATATTATGTTCACTAAAAAAGACTTAAAGAAACAAACAATTGACGGGAGGAAGTATGTAACCTTTCACCCGAACACTATAGTATATGCAGTACCCGTTGAAGCAGCAAAAGATATTATGAGAGCAAAGATTGGCGTAGTGTGGCATACTTATTACTCAGGCGCAACCTTTGAAAAAATGAATGCATCCTTTGGTGTAACCATTGGATCATTTAAAACAGTCCGAACGGTATGGCAAAAATCAGCCAACCTACCAGACATATCTGGTTTAGCCACACTAACTAAAAGGGACACAGATGAAATTACGAAACATATATCAAACGCAGGAAAGCTCTTTCAAAAGATCTCTGCCAATACGCTTACTGACGTATCTACAAATACGGATATTAATTTACTTATTAATACCTTTAGAAACACGAAAGTTAGATCGCAAGATGAAGTTACTAACTCAGCAAGATACGTACAAGAGCTCATTAGCTGGATCGAAGATCGATATAACACAGAAAAAGAGAGACTTAAAAGCGATGCTGGCAAGGATAGGAAGGAAGAAGCGAAGCTTGCAGCACTAGAATTCTTCTCAGATGAGAACAAAGATGGGCTTATAAGTATGCTTGATATGCAAAACGAGCTAGTAATGGCTAAGAAAATGCTATTAAAGCATCTTGACAGCATGGATAGTATAAATACTTTTATAAAGACTAAAGACGGTTTTAAAGTAACAGGTGCTGAAGGATATGTTGCTATAGATCATTTAACTAATGGCGCTGTTAAAATTGTAGATAGGATGGAATTTTCTTATAATAACTTTAGCAAAGACATTATAAAAGGATGGGAGTCCGATTAAAAGAAAATCGAAATTGCCAGATCCTAAAATTTATTATTTTGATGTAAAAATTAATAAGAGAGAACCTATAGAGGGTAGAATTGCAGATACTAGTAATACTGGTTATACACATGAACGTAAAGCTGGCGGACCACTAAATCCAACAAAAGTTAAATACTTTGATTCTGCACAAGCAATAAAAATAGCTTTAAACAATACTAAAGTACCAGAAGATTTTATAAGAGATTTTTTAAGTAATGACTTTCTTGTAAGCCCACGAGCTATATTAGTAACCAAAAATGGTAAAAAGGAGAAGTTATAACCATGAAATTAATAGACAAATTAGTAAAAGAGTTTACCTCAATAAATGAGGCTAGACCAAAAGATAATCATAGATGGAATGCTAACGATGAGATATCAACTATGAATTACATCTACAAAGATTTTAAAAAAGAATTAGGTAGAGATCCAGGTAAACCATATATGGACGATGATGCATTAGTAGTAGGTGATGAGACTGTGCTTAATGTTAAAGACAACACATCAGTCGGTGATATGAAAAAAGCAGTAGGAGCATGGGTTGCAAAAAATGCAAAGGCAGCACCTGGTGAAACTAAGTTCGGTAAATTTAATGTTAAGTTACCTACTGAATTAGGTGGAGTACTTGGTAATAAAGCAACTAAGCTTGAAAATCCACGTGCGGTATTAAAGACCGATGTTGACAGCGCGAAAGAAATTCAACGTGTTGTGAAAGGCAAAGGTGTTAAATTCCGTATGATGAAACGTAAAGATCACGTTGCTGTATATCTTGACTTCGATGACGGTAAATTAATGCAAGATGCACTGAAGAAAATAGCAAAAATTAAATAGGAAAATAATATGTCAGTAACTGTAACAGCAGCATTGAGAGATATGCAAGAAGCACAAGAACTAAAAGAAAAATGGAATGAAAAGGTTTCCCTTAAAGGCTTAGACCAATTCCGCGCGATGTATAAAACATGGTTAAAATCTGGAGTTGATCCAAGATTTATTAAAGCAATGGAAAAATTATATGACGATATGGTAATTGGCGGCATGTATTCTTCTCGTAGTGCTGAAGATGCTGGCATTCTAAAAATCGACGGCAAAACCAAATATAAGAACGCGAACTGGTAATGTCACTGCATAGCTTTAAAGAACACCTTCTCAAAGAGGCCGCAGCAAAAACGGTCACAGTAAACTTTGGTCGTTTCAATCCTCCCACTATCGGTCATGAAAAACTACTAGATATTAGTATGTCCAAAGGTACCGGTGACCATAGAGTATATGCATCCCAAACCGCAGGCAATAAAAAGAATCCATTAGATTGGAAGACTAAAATTAAATTTATGCGTAAGATGTTTCCTAAGCATGCAAGACATATCCTTATGGATAAGAAAATTAAAACAATTTGGGATGTAGCAGTTACTTGTTATAAAGATGGATATACAGAATTCGAATTAGTTGTTGGTGATGACAGACACCAAGAATTTGTTAAACTTTTAGATGATTTTAATGGTAAAAAAGCTAGACATGGATTTTATGAATTTGATGTAATAGATGTTATAAGCGCTGGTGTAAGAGACCCAGATGCTGAAGGTGCTGAAGGTATGTCAGCTTCCAAGATGAGAGCCGCTGCTGAAGACAATGACCTAATTGCATTTACTAAGGGTGTACCAAAGAAATTTAAAGATGCCGAGGGACTAATGAAAGCAGTTCAAGCCGGCATGGGTATAAAGGAATCAAAACCTTATAGACATATCAAATTAAAGAAAACTTCAAATCTAAGAGAAAAGTTTGTGGCTGGTAAACTGTTTAAAGTGAATGATCCGGTTGTAACTAAAGGTGGCAGAGAGGGTGTTATAGATACATTAGGAGCTAATCACGTTAAGGTGAAATTGAAAGAATCAGAAACATTTAAAACATTCTGGTTACAAGATATAATTACTACATAAGGAGAAAGTATGGCATTAAGAAGAGTAGGCGCGTATGCAAATAGTATTGCAACACCACGTGGTATTGTTAGTGTGGAAGGCCAGTTATTAATAGCTAACGATGGCACTAGATACATCCATAGCCAAGAGTTTATGGATAAATGGAATGGATTAAGCTCGGACTTACCAGCGACTGGCGATACAACTACCAGTAGCGCTAGTCCAAAACCAAAAGCAAAGGTAAAGAAAAAGAAAAAATCTTGGTTTAAAAAATAAAGTATAAATATATATTATGGAATTGACTAAGAGTAACTTCGAGTTATATGCTGCAAAGCATTATCAGAAAGATAAGTGGGCAACTACAGAGGATTTCAAGGAAGATATATCTAGATTTAAGTATATTAACCGGCTTGTCAATAGATATTATCGTGATGACGATTTAAAAGAGCGATTAATACTAAACCATATTATTATATTAGGTAATGTTTTAGGACCTAAGATCTGTGCAGAGATACTAATGTGCAAGACGCATGACGTATTAAAAAGTACAGTTAAAACATTTCTGGTTTATTTGAACTATTTGCCAGAAGAAGAGTTTGTCGAGGTCCCATTAGATGTAACAATTATAGATGTATTAAGGAAGCTATGAGTCAATATTTAAAAGAGAGTGCTGTAGATTTATTCATTACGTATAAGTTTCTTCGCTTACTTACAACACCTTGGAAAAAGACCGATGCCTATAAGGAAGGTGTAATTGACGATAGGGGTAAGTTACTTGTTAAGGGTGACATACAATCAAACTCTCAAAAGAAAACTTATACGGTATTTCATAAGTTAGTATTTAATTTAAAAAGAATTTTAGAGAAGGTACCATTCGGTAAATCTAGAATAGCTTCATATGCTGCTGCATTGTTTCTCCTTAGGGAAGAGACTGGCATGGCAGAAGAAGATATGCTTAAAGTATTACAAGACTTAGGTCATGATACTTCACTTGACTTAAATGAAGACTTCAAGAACCTTGAAGAAGGTCAACACATCCTGAATCACGAAGGATACAAAGGAACGGTTGTGCATTTAGAATCAACAAAGCCAGTTGGATACTTCGCTGGTGTTCCTATATATAATACCAAAGAAAACATTTTTATATCTGTTAATAACATACTGTAATACATAATTTAATTGGAGTGACATGACGTCTATCTTTGTAACGAAGCGTAGCGGCGAGACTGAGCCGTTCAATATTAATAAAATCCACCGAGTTCTTGAATGGGCGTGTCAAGACTTAGTTGGGGTATCGGTCTCTGAAATAGAGATGAGAGCCAATGTTCAAGTATATGAGGCAATGGAATCTGTTAAGATCCATGATCTCTTAATCAAATCAACATCCGAACTAATAAGTGAAGCAACACCTAACTATCAGACTGTTGCAGCAAGGCTAATCAATTATAAATTAAAGAAACTTGTATATGGTGACAAGGACCCATGGCGATTAAAAGATATTATTGACCATAATATTGATGCTGGAGTCTATGATGCAGATATATTAAACATGTATTCTGATGCTGAATTAGATTATATTGATTCGCAAATAGTAGATCATTCACGTGATGATGACTTCACATATGCTGGTATGGAACAAATGAGATCCAAGTATTTGGTACAGAATAGATCAGATGGTACCATATACGAAACGCCTCAGGTATTATATATTATGATTGCCATGACATTATTCGGTAGATATAATGGTAGGCGTATAAAGTTTATAAGAGAATTCTATAATGCTATATCACAATTCTATATCTCATTGCCAACACCTATCATGGCTGGTTGCCGAACGCCTACAAGACAATTCTCGTCATGTGTAGTCTTAGAATCTAATGACTCATTAGACTCAATCAATGCAACATCAACTTCAATCGTTAAATACATTTCAAAGAAAGCCGGCTTAGGAATTAATGCTGGAAAGATTAGAGCGGTTGGTAGTAATATTGGTGATGGTTCTATTGCACATACTGGTCTAATACCATTCCTCAAATTGTTTCAAGCATCGGTCAAATCTTGTTCTCAAGGTGGAGTGCGAGGTGGTGCCGCAACTGTATATATGCCTGTTTGGCATTATGAATTTGAGGATCTTGTTGTATTAAAAAACAATAGAGGTACTGAAGAGAATCGTGTACGTAATATGGATTATGCATTTCAGTTTAACCAGTTAATGTATGAACGACTATTAGAAGGTGGCAAAATAACATTCTTCTCACCTAATGATGTCCCTGGATTGTATGATGCATTCTTTGAGGATCAAGATCTATTCAAAGAGTTATATGAAAAGTATGAGAGGTCATGGAAGATCCGTAAGAAATCTCTACCAGCCCTCGAGGTATTCTCTCAATTCCTAACAGAACGTAAAGAGACTGGACGAATATATCTACAAAATGTAGACCATGCAAATACACATGGGGCATTTATAGAGAAACAAGCTCCGATACACCAGTCGAATTTATGTTGCGAAATCGATCTGCCAAGTCACGGATTAGAATCATATGACGATACAAGTAAAGGTGAGATCAGTTTATGTACTCTTTCAGCAATTAATTGGGGTCTAATAAATGACCCACGTGATTTTGAAAAGTATTGTGAGTTAGCAGTACGTTCTCTTGATGCTCTCCTTGACTATCAAAACTATCCTGTTGTTGCGGCAGAAAGATCCACAATGAACCGCAGACCACTAGGTGTAGGCATCATAAACTTTGCCTACTTCTTGGCGAAGCGTGGGCTGAAGTACAATGAGGAAGCCCTTGCCACCGTTGATATCTACGCAGAAGCATGGTCATATTATCTCATAAAAGCTAGTGCAGATCTAGCAAAAGAGAAGGATTGTTGTTATAAAAATCTCGAGACTAAGTACGGGCATGGTATCTTGCCGATAGATAGCTATAAACCCGAGGTCAATGAATTAGTCAAACATAAGGAAAGAATGCCTTGGAAGGCGTTACGGGCGCAGCTTTTGAAATCCGGCATAAGAAATTCGACATTAATGGCTATTATGCCCGCTGAAACCTCGGCCCAGATAGGTAATGCTACAAATGGTATTGAACCACCTCGTGCATTAGTATCATATAAGCAATCGAAGGACGGAGTTATGGCACAAGTTGTACCACAAATCCATAATCTTAAAAACAAATATGATCTATTATGGGACCAACCTGGACCAGAAGGTTACTTAAAGATCATGGCAGTACTTCAGAAGTATGTTGACCAAGGTATATCAGTAAACACCAGTTATAATCCAGCACAATATGAAGACAATAAAATACCAATGTCTGAGATGATGAAGGACTTAATTACCTTCTATAAATATGGTGGTAAACAATTATATTATTTTAATACTAATGACCTGACTAATGAAGATGAGTCACAATTAGGAAGAGAGGATTTTAGCAGTGATAAAGAATATGATGACTATTGTGAAAGCTGTGTTTTATAATGAAAATATTAGGAATATCTGAAGGAAGCCACGATGCTTGTTGGTGCTTAATTGAAGATGGCGAGATACTAGAAGCTCACCATCAAGAAAGACATGATCGTATTAAAAATTCTAAATGGTTAGATGCTAGCCTACTCCCAAAAGCCGATGTTGTAGTCGGTCATCAAATACTTGACAATGTAAATGCCCGCCGTAAATGGTCAGGACAACCACCAATGAAAAGGAATATTCCTGTTGACTATGAATATAACCATCATGAAACACATGCATGGGCTGGTTGGGCCACATCTCCATTTGATGATTGCGATATATTAACTATGGATGCTGTAGGTGAATGGGAGACTGCTACAGTTCATGAAGTACGTGATGGAGTAATGAAACAAACTTGGGGAATGAAATACCCTAAGTCTTTTGGTATGCCATACTCTTATGTAACAGAAAAGTTAGGTTATAAACCAATGCAAGACGAATATATTGTTATGGCAATGGCAGCACTTGGTGGTAGATACGATAGAGAAGACTCAAAGCTTTTTGGTTTTATAGATGCTGTACCTAAAATATCTCCGTTGTTCCAAGGCAGTTGCCATTCAGAGCATTGGTTATTTCAACGACGATATGAGAATGCTCAAATACAGATTAACGATAAAAATGATAATAGAAATATGGCTCGAAATATTCAAGACCATTATGAATACTATTTCCTTAAAACAATTCAAAGACATACCTCTCATGATAATTTAATTATTATGGGTGGATGTGCATTAAACTGTGTAGCTAATAGTAAAGCAAAGTCTATGAAGGAAGCTATTTGGATAATGCCAAACCCTGGTGATGGAGGCTCTGCCCTCGGAGCAGCGGCAAGACATTACGGAAAGAAACTAAATTGGAAAGGACCATACTTAGGAACTCAAGTACCTAGAATGGATCCACATAAAATAATAAAAGAATTATTAGGTGGTGGTATAGCTGCGGTATGTTCTGGTAGAGCAGAGTTCGGACCAAGAGCATTAGGTAACAGATCACTATTATGTGATCCAAGAGGAAAACAAGAATTCCTTCATCCTATATATGGTATAAAAAAACGAGCAGAAACTTGGAGACCATTCGCACCTGCAATTTTATCAGAATATTATGAGCAATATTTTATAGGACACGCCAGTCAGTATATGCAATTCACACCTAAACACCTAAGCCCAGATTTTAATTTAGTTGAGCATGTAGATAGGACAGCAAGAGTTCAATTAGTTAAACCACAATGTGATAGTATATTAAGAGAAGTATTAGAATTGTGGTATAAAGAAACAGGTTGCCCTATGTTACTTAATACTTCTTTGAACGTTAAAAATGAACCAATAGTTGATACAATGGATGACTATAGAAACTTTATTAAATGGAGTGGATTAAATGATCTTAGCTAACGGTTGTTCACACACGCATGGTACTAATCATGCTGTACTTAATAATTATGCAGATAAGCTATGGCCCAATATAGCTGGAAAGATGTTAGGTGATACTAATGTTGTTAACCTTGCTAAGGGTGGAGATTCAGCTGGAGCTATAGCAGATTCTACAATACACTGGATGGAAACAAATACAATCAAGCCAGATATGGTTATGATACAATGGACGTATGCAGATAGGTTTGATATTCCATATCATCGCTTATACGCAGATGATCCATTTCGTGATGGATGTTTTGTTGATAATATTAGATTAGGTATTGATCCGCCTTACTCAGATAAGTTCACTTATTTAAATCAATATCCACGTGAAGGAATGATTAGGTTGACATCTACAGGAGGTTATCTATCTAAAGATGAGTCGACAGGAATGTTAAAAAGAATTCCTGATCTAATGGCTCACTTAGGTTTAAAGTTTCCAAACATATTATATCAGGCTGGGTACAAACAAAATGTGCATCCATATTATTTAGAGAACCATGAAGATGAACATATGCAAGAGATCATAGAATATTATAAACGATATGTAGATTATAGAGAAGCTTATTTAAATCTACCAACAGCACATAATGAACTTAGACATAAATGGGCAATGGCACAAAATCATGTTGCAGCTTATTGTGAAGCAAATGATATTCCTTATTATTGGTGGGGAACTGATGTGTGGTATCAACCAAAGTTTGCAGATCTTATGTATCTAAAACCTAAAACTGGTCATGAGATGTTTGCTAACTTAGGTTTTATAGACCAGTGGTTAGAGAGGCAGGGTATAATTGCAAATGGTGATGCTATTGAAGGTGATATATCTGAAGAAGAAGTAGCAAAGAATCCTAACCTCATGCAAAACATAGACGATCATAGAGGAGAGGATGGTCATAAATTCATTGGTGAAATGGTTGGTAATTTTATTAAGCATGGTATTGAGCCAGATCAAGATGATATAAATAAAGAATTATTAAAGGCAAACATATTATCTAGGCCTAACTTAACTCTGGAGAACGATGCAACAGGATTAAACCAGACTGGTGGGGACAATAATAGAAAAGAACACTATGAAGCATTACTCAGATGGTGTAACAGTGATGAGGCATTCCCAGGAGAAGGTTATCGCAGTGACATCTATGCAGCAACAAAAAGGCCATGGAGACCTCAATTTTACTATGATTAATCATAATATGGATTTTTTCAATTATTTTGCGAAAATAGTTGCGTTTACTATGTACTTTGCCTATAAATTATGTTATAATGGTTCTTTAAATAAAAAAACGTATCCTGGACGTTTCAGGATATAAATAAATTATGATTGAACTACTTACATGGGCGGGGATCGGATTCATAATAACACTCGCTGTCATAGGATTGTTATCCTCTTTTTTCTTCCCACTATTCCTTGAACTAAATAATGAAATAAATAAAAGGTTTAAGGATGATCTACCTCCGAACTGAGGCTAAACTATTTTTAAAAACGACATAGGAGAATATATGTTAGATAAAATCACAAACGGCGTAGCCGCCGCAACGGCTATAGCAATGTCACTTATTGGTTTGGCAATTATGTTGCAAATCGTATTTGGCGGCAGCGTGCCTTTTCTTGGCGGAGACGTCATTGGTACGATTATTGCAATAGTCCATCAGCTAGGTGACGCTGGATTGGTTGGATTAATTTCCGCAGCAATACTTTGGAAATTACTAACTTCAGATGATGCATAAATAACATTCATTCAAAAATGAAGTGAGTTATAAAACGACGTAAAGGTGAAGGTAGGAGCACTTAACACGTGGGTTCAATTCCCACCTCCTCCACCAAATATATTTTAAACGAGATGTATTTGATGGGGGAGACACGGCTTCGATTAGGTAGCAGATCCGCTTGAGACTCGTCAGCCAACAAAGGCTATAAAATGAAAAATTAATCGGCAATCAGTCAGATTATTTACTAGCGGCGTAGAGTCAGCTAGTTGAGGTTTTCTCCGGAGTTCCTTATCACCCAATACTCCGGTCTTTTTTTTATATACATAATACTATGATATCTCTAACTTCCCACGCAACTGAAAAATTACATGGCCTTCTAACTGGTCAAATGGGATTACGTGTATTAGTAAAAACTACAGGCTGTTCAGGTCTGGCCTATCACTTAGAATATTCTATAGATAAAAATATAGACGATATAGAAGAAACTATTAATGGTGTTCGTGTAGTCATTGATCCTAAATCACTTGCATACGTCGATGGATGTGAGATAGACTATAAATATGAAGGTCTTAATGAAGGCTTTGAATTTTATAACCCCAAAGAAAAAGCCAGGTGTGGTTGTGGAGAATCATTTACAGTATGAAAATGAAAAAATCTGTATTTAAAATAAATACAAAAAGCCACTTAGAAAAAGATTTATTCTTTGACGAAGGTGTTGACGTTGCAAGATATGATGTAGTTAAATACCCAGCCTTACAAAAACTATATGAGAAGATGTTATCATTCTATTGGACTCCTGATGAGATCGATGTCACAAAAGACAAGATTGATTTTAGTAAGCTAACAAAAAACGAACAACACATATTTACATCCAACCTAAAAAGACAAATCATATTAGACTCGGTACAGGGCAGATCACCTGACTTGGCTTTATTGCCACTTGCAAGTAATCCTGAACTTGAGTTACTTATTGAAACATGGGCATTCTTTGAGACTATTCACTCAAGATCGTATACACACGTTATCAGAAATGTATATCCTAATCCATCAAAGGTATTCGATGAGATAACTTCGATACCGGCAATATCCGAATGTGGTAATGCAATCTCAGAACATTATGACAACCTCATCAATTATAAGGGCCCTCACGGTAGCTATACACATAAAAAACTGTTATATCTCTGTTTGATCAGTATATATATTCTGGAAGGTATAAGATTCTATGTGAGCTTTGCATGTTCATGGGCATTCGCAGAGCTTAAACAAATGGAAGGCAATGCAAAAATTATTAAGTTAATTGCAAGAGATGAGAATCTACACCTTGCAGCATCGTTAAATATTATTCGTACGCTGATTAAAGAAGATAAAGACTTTGAAGACATTAAGCTTTCAACTAACGATCAAGTAATGAATCTATTTGAAGATGCATTGGTACAAGAAGAGGAATGGTGTGATTACCTATTTGGTAATGGTTCAATGATTGGATTAAACACAGACCTCTTAAAAGAATATGTACGTTGGATTGGAGCAAAGAGAATTAGAACACTAAATTATCCTGTACCATTTTCAACACATCAGCATAACCCACTTCCATGGACAGAGAAATGGATTAGTGGCGGAGCAGTACAAGTTGCTCCACAAGAAACAGAGATAACATCTTACACATTAGGTGGTGTCAAACAAGATGTTAATAAGAAATCATTCGAGGGATTAAGTTTATGAGTACAGCAATAGTATGGTCTAAAAATAATTGTATATATTGTACAAAAGCAAAAGACTATTTAAAGAAAAAGAAAATTAATATAGAAGAGAGAAATGTTCAATCAGGTGAATGGTCAATGACTGATCTTCAAGAAAAGGTTCCAGGCGCAAGAGCATTTCCACAGATATTTATTGACGGTAAGTATGTAGGATCATATGACAAGATGATGGCACATGTTCAAATGGGAGAATTAAGTTTATGATTTGTAATGAATGTAATAGTGAACCATTTCAGGTTACTGTTAAAGAGGAATTAGGCTTTGACAATGAAGCAATTGAACTTGGATTGGAAGTGACGCACTGCCCATTTTGCGGTGCTAATTTAGAATGGGCCCAGCGTGGAGGATATGATGCATCAGAATACGATAACGATGAAGACCGATTGGACGTATAATGGGAGACAATTTACTTCTGCTGATATTAATGATTTTTATGGTTTTGTGTATCGCATTACCAACTTGGTCACCGGATATGACTATGTCGGACGTAAGTATTTCAGGACAGTTCGAAAGCTTAAGCCCCTAGTAGGTTTTAAAAGGAAACGTAAGGTTACAAAGGAAACTGACTGGCAAGAGTATTGGGGGTCAAGTAATAGGCTAACCGAAGATATAGAGAAACTAGGTAAAGAGAATTTCAAACGTGAGATCATTTGTTTATGTAAGACTCGTGGTGATACAAACTATATGGAAGCGAAGATCCAATTTGATGAGGATGTTCTATTGAATGAGAAAAATTATAATGGTATTATAGCTGTAAAGATTGGCGTAGGATCAGTTAAAAATTTAGCGGAAAACTATGTACATAAGCAAAAACTATGATATAATATAGAGTATGGTATTAGTAGATTTTAATGGTTTAGCAATTGGTTCTATCATGGGCCAATTAGGACGAGGTGAAGAGCTTAGTGAGAATTTAGTTAAACATATAATTCTTAATAATCTTAGAGTATATCGTAACAAATACCCAGAGTCAAATCATGGCAAAATGGTTATCTGTTGTGATAGTTACTCTTGGCGTAAAGATGTATTCCCTGAATATAAAGCTCAGCGCAAAACTAATCGTGCTAAAGATAAACATGACTGGACAATGATCTTCGACTTAATAGAAGATACTCTCAAAGATTTACGTGAGAATTTCCCTTATGCTGTTATTAAGGTAGACGGTGCAGAAGCAGATGATATCATTGGAGTACTTACTAAGGAAGCAGCCCAACCTCTTCTAGGTGAAGATGTAGTTATTATATCAGCTGACAAAGACTTTATTCAATTACAAGTAGATGGTCATGTCATACAATGGTCACCACTATTTAATAAAATGATTAAGGAAGATAATCCTCGTAGTTACCTATTCGATCATATTCTTAAAGGTGATGCTAGTGATGGTGTTCCTAATGCAAACTCTCATGATGATGTATTTCTGTCAGAGGCAAGACAAACACCTATGACACAAAAAGCTATAAATAAATACTGGGATAATCGTGATGACTTAGAAGCTATCATGAAACCTAATGTCTATCGTAACTTTATGCGTAATGTACAAATGATAGATCTAGAGAATACACCACAAGAGATGGCAGGTGAAATATATATTGATTATCTAGAATATCAATATCCTCCTCGTACGAATATACTTACGTACCTTGTAGAGAATAGAATGAAAATGCTTATAGAGTGTGCTAACGAATTTTGAATGAAGAAGAGTTAAAAGAATTCATTGAATATTTTAAAGATGAATTACCAAATCCAGACCATCATCCACAGAAAGTTATGTGGTTATATAAATGGTGGAAGAGTATAGTTATAAGGAATAGAGATGCCGACGTACACGTTCGAAAGCAATAAGACTGGTAAAATATGGGATGATACCATGAGCTGGAAAAAGCTTGAAGAGTATTATAAAGAACATGACTGTGTCCAAATATTTACTTCGATGCCAAAAGTTGTATCAATGGTTGGCGATGTTCAATCGAAGACCACTAGTGAATTCAAAGACAAAATGGCAGATATCCACAAGCAGGCTGGACAACACAGCCAAATGTTTAAAGGAACTAAAGAACAAGGTAATCATTAATGTTTAAACATGAACCCGTTGACTTAGGTTATGAAGACTTAGCTACTATCAGTAAAGGTGGTAGACAATATGTTATAGAGAAAACCGATGTCAAGACTGTATACTATCCGTCAATCACAAATCTCCTTGGCAATCTAAGTAAAGAAGCTATTAAAGCATGGAGAGATCGTATAGGTCACGAAGAAGCAAATAAGATATCTAGACAAGCAGCAGGAAGAGGCACAGCAGTTCACCAAGTCTGTGAAGATTATGTGAACAATAATCCTGATTATGACAAAGATTTAATGCCTAATATCTTATATGACTTCAATAGAATTAAAGATATACTTGATACCAGGATAGGTACAGTATATGGACAAGAATTACCGTTGTATTCTGACCATTTAAAAGTCGCTGGAAGAGTTGACTGTGTGGCAGAGTTTGATGGTAAAGTAAGTATAATAGATTATAAGACCAGTCGAAAGACTAAAAAAAAGGAATGGATCCATTCTTATTTCATGCAAGAATGCTTTTATGCTATTGCATGGGAAGAGAGAACTGGTATTCCTATCACACAATTAGTAACAATCATATCTGTTGACAACGCAGAACCACAGGTGTTTATTGAACATCGTGACAATTGGGATAAAGAACTTGTACAAGTTATAGAAAAATATTCTACATAAGCCGCATTTCATAGAAAAATCTTACTATTTTCGAAAATAGTTACACAAGCGCCGCAAACTATGATATAATGGTACCATATTTAATAAAAAAGGAAGATAAAAGTGGAAAGTGAAATTGTGTTTTTTCTAGTTATGTTAGGAAATTTAGGTTTACATGTTCTTTTAGGGAGATACTAAAATGGTTGTTACAGATTTAATATATAGGTTGGTTGGACGTTCAGATACAACATGGACTGAAACAGTTGAAGGCCATCCGGAACGAGATACCTTACATATAGGATTCTCGGGTGATGAAGACAGGCGAGAAACTGTCCGCTCAATACTGCAGCAAAGCGGTGTTCTATTGAGTGAAGTTGAACGCTTAAGGGAAGAAGGTGTTGTCTTAGATGTTGTCTTAGACGATTACTTTGTTGGACTTAGGCTGAGTTTAGAGCGTGTCTGGTTATTTACATCTTGGTCACGTGAAACAATATTGAGATTTTAAGGAGAAAATTATGAATACATTAGAACTATTAGAAAAATATGCAAGTCCAAAAGGAGAAGCTTCTTTTGCAAAAGGTATACCTATAAAATATCTTAAAGAAGTTCGAGAAGCTTTAAAGCTTGGCGATACTGTTGAAGCTGTCGAGAAAAAATGGACAGAAGCTGGATGGACTTATAACAGCTTTAGATACGTATTTCGCGGGAAGTCTAAACCTGGGTTTGTACGTCCACGAGCGTGGTGTCCTAAACCACATGCAGAAACATTTGCAATTTATGAGCGAGGTAATTATGCCTACTAGATCTAAATCAACACAGGCATTTATTGATGCCAATCCAGATAAATTCAGAATTATTACCCCGGAGGAAACTGCCAAGACTTTAGCAAAGCAAAGCGGTGGATATTTTAAAGGTAGATCTGTTATGGGTCCATCTAAAAAGAAGGGGAAATCGTCATGATGACATTTAATAATATTTTAGTAATGCTATTACTCGTTGCCAATTTCTTTATATGGAGTTGGGTTTTATAATGTGGGTTAAAGATAGCAAGCGTGCACGAATACACGAATTAGAAGGTATACGTCTTAGATCAGCCAGACTATGGTTAGACAAAGATGGATTCCATCCTTTCCTAGATCAGGATAAATTAACTAAACCCGACTTGCAAAAATCTATGGGTTGCAAGTATGATGAATTACCTAAAGAAGCATGGGATGTGATGGATCGTTATGATGAAGCATTAGCAAGAGGGAGCGAGTATGCTACGTGAAATAAATGACAAATTAATACTGACTGACTGTGATGGAGTCCTATTAGATTGGGAGTACCATTTCTATAAGTGGCTTAAGGAGACTGAAGGTTATGAGAGACTTGGTCCCGAATATAACATTGGTAAAGCTATAGGTGTTGCACAGAAAACTGGTGCAAAGTTTGTAAACTTGTTTAACAGATCAGAGTATATGAAAACTTTATCGCCTATGCGCGATGCTATTAAGTATGTTCGTAAGTTACATGAGGAGCATGGATATATATTCCATGTGATTACTTCTCAGACTAACTGTCGACTTGCACAAGAGTATCGTAAAGAGAACTTGCGCAATGTATTTGGTGAAGTCTTTGATGGCTTTACTATACTAAACACTGGTCAAGACAAAGACGAAGCTCTTAAAAAGTGGGAAGGTACTGAATGTTTCTGGGTTGAAGACAAAGCTGCTAACATTAAGATGGGCAACGATGTTGGTCTTAGAGGAATTCTTATAGACCACACTTGGAACAGAACTTGTACGTACGAATGCGAACGTGCAAGGAAATGGAAAGATGTTTATGAAATTATTACAGGAGAAGCATAATGGCTTTAGTAACAAATAAAACTGAAGAGACTAATCACTTACGTGGTAAATCTAGGTTCTATGTTGCTGGTTGGGTAGCTAATCGTGAGTGTGAACCGAATCTTGCAAAGGTGACATTGTCGTTGAGAAATGGCATGAAGAATACCTAAGCGGATATGGCGATTCATTTGCTAATGGCGAATGTTTAAGCCCACCGGTTGAAGATTAAAATGATATAAATAACTCTATATCACATAGGGTTCTACAATGTCGACTAATGATCGATTAGAAGTTCTTGAAACAAAGTTAAAGCACATCGGTATGATGGGGCAGTGGTACCAACGGTACGATATTTCTAAGAGTGCCGAAGAATGTAAGGAGATCATTAAAGAAGTAAAAGAGGAATTGAACGAACCGTGTGGTATGAGTAGAAAATAATGGAGGTGACCATGGCGTTACTGGAAGATATAGTTGATTTTTGTAAAAAGGAATTGGAGATACCCCAAGAAGTTTTAGTGTCTGTTGAGGTTGAAGATATATCAGAAGATAATGTTAAAGGTTGGACCACTGATTCTGCTGAAGATGATGAGTACGATATTGAAATAGATACAGGTCTCGGTTTCAAAGAAACTATCTTAACTGTGTGCCACGAGATGGTACATGTTCTCCAACTACACGAACATCGTGAGCTTGATGAAAATGAAGCTTACGAAAAAGAGGAGTTGTTATATAGAAAGTATATAAATAACTCCTAGTAGCCATCCCTACTATAAAAAGGATTTTTTTGTTTAAATAAAAAGGAAAGTATATGTTTAAAAAACTACTAGTCGCGACGGCGGCAATGGCAGTATCTGCAACTACGTTTGCTGGTATTAGTCTTTCGGGTTTATACGAAGGTACGTTAGATAGTCACGGAACGTACACTCAAGACATTCATACTACAATGAAGGGAACGGCAGGTGCGTCTAGCGTAACCGTTGTTCTTGATAAAGATTTCAGTGTAGATGACATGTGGGTAGAGAGCACAGCTGGTGCATTTACTCTTAAAATCGGTGATTCATCTGGCGATGATCCTGATTCCACTACGATTGGTGTAACAACCACTCTTGGTGCTTATACAGTCGGACTAAGTCAAGTGAGTGGTGGTAGCACTACTATTGACGCAAGTGGTACGATCGGTGGTATTGCTGTAGCGGTAACTGACGTTGCAAATTCTACTAGAGAAACTACTGGTTCTATTACAACGGGTGGTGTAACCGCTAAAGTTGTACATAGCAAAGTTGCAGCAGGACATAATGCTGAAACGACGGTATCTACTACTGTTGCAGGCCTAGGCTTAACAGTTGTTAATGATAGAAATGCTGGAGCAACGAATGACAACGAAGTATCAGTCTCTCGTGTTATCGGTACGTTAGGTACTCTTAAAGGTACTTACAATAAGACAGACGCAGCGACTCCTGTTGTCACGAAAACTGTAGAGTTAACTCGTGGTATATGGACAGCTTCTTGGTCACAGGTTGATAGCGCAGACGCTACAACTTCACTGAAGGCAAGTCTATCGTTTTAAAAAAACTTAGGTAACTAAGTACTCGGGGGAGTTATTATTACTCCCCCATCTTAAATTATTGGAGATCATATGAGCTATAATAATACAAAATTAATGAGCGAGCACTATAAAGATGATGGTAGTGTTGCAAAAATTTATCAAGTAGTAACAGGAATGGATGGTGAACATTCGTTTTTTTCAATCACGTATAAAGATCCTATAGGTAACAGAATAATGCAAGAAGATTTTCCATACAAAGCTCTAGGCTATGTTGAAGATGCAGCAACGAACTGGACTAAAGGTATCAAATTACTTAAAGGATAATCAGATGGCAGACGTATTCGATTTTGGTTTCACTCTCGTTGATGAGAAAGAGTTAGACGTTGCACAAGCAGCAACAACATCAGCGGCAGCAGCAGAAACTACACAAGACAGATTAGATGATCTATACAATGCTATTACACCTCTACTCAATAACCTTAAGGCTAATCCAGAAAAAGAAATGATTAAGTGGCCTAATCGTGTTGAGAAGGTAGAAGCATTTGAAGATCATATTTACAAAATATATAAAGGTTAGTATGTACAAATTGTAAATCTATGTTATAATATACTTAACACACACAAAATAGGATTTATATTATGGCAAAACGTAAGATGACAGAAGCACAAAGAACAGCCGCGGCAGCTAATTTAGCTAAGGCAAGAGCTGCGAAAAAACCTGCTTCATACAAAACTATTGCAGCTAATGTTGTTGCGTTAGATGATGACCATGGCTTATCGATGGTCAACGTCAAAAGATATATCAAAGCAACTACAGAAAAAATGGCGGCATTAAGACGTGGAATCCAAACAAATGAAAGAGGTGCTATTGCTAAATATGAATCAGCAAGAGTATACCGAAACCATTGTCAAACATATTTGAGAGAAGGTGTATGGTCACTTGATTTCTATGGTGAGAATGAAGAGAAGCCAGTCTATTGGTCTACACTTGTCCCAGCGTATGACAGCGATGGGATGCAAAAGTAATGGAGGATATCAATAAGAAAGCCTTCTCAAATTTAGTTGAAACATTTGTTCGTACTCATAGAGATACCAATTATATAGATGCTATTATACAGGTATGTGAGGACAACGAGATCGATCTTAGAGACAGTAAGAAACTTATCTCTAAGGAGATTATAGAACATGTTGAGTTCGAAGCAAAGGAACTTAACTTATTACAAGGGGGTAACCCAACTTATGTGTTGCCTATATGAGAATGACAGGATATGAGGCCTTCACATTACATAATGCAATTAACCTCCACTTATATTATATTTTGCTGCGCATCAAGTAGCAGGTAATAAGTATAGTGGTGATATGATCAGAGACGAAGAGTCTTATACCAAGTTCTTAAAAGTTATAGATAGTATATCGTATGTATTTAAGAACGAATTAGAACAGATTTCAGATGTAAAGTTTGATTCACTCTTGGAAATAGAAGAAACATATCCAAGAATTATCCAGCTTCATCTCGAAGGCACGGTTTCATTAGAGACTGTGTGTATTATCAATAGGCTCACGGGCTTTATTGATAGAGCGAATAAGCAGATCACAGAAACAATTCTATGGCCTGACTTATATAAGAAGATAACTAATTATCAATCCTTTTTAAAGTTTGACGACATTAAAATGAGAAAGATTATTGTAGATATTTTCAAATAAAGTATGTACTTTTATCAAAAATATGATATAATATATACTGATACAAAGCAATATAAATTAATATAAATCTTTAAAGGAGAAATAAAATGAGTTTTGCAGACTTAAAGGCTAAAGCTAATGACATGAGCACATTAGTTGGTGCGGCCGGAAGCACCGAAAAGAAATCATACGGCGACGATCGTATGTGGAAACCCACGGTAGATAAAGCAGGTAACGGTTATGCCGTTATTAGATTCCTACCAACTGTCGAAGGTGATGACTTGCCTTGGGCAAAGTACTGGGACCACTTCTTCCAAGGACCAACTGGACAATGGTATGTTGAGAAATCACTAACTACTATTCAGAAGGACGATCCTGTGTCGGAGATGAATTCTAAACTTTGGAATACAGGCATTGAAGCCGACAAAGATTTAGCACGTAAACGTAAGCGTAGGCTTCACTATGTGTCAAACATCTATGTCGTTGCGGATCCTGAGAATCCTGAAAACGAAGGTAAAGTATTTCTATATGGATACGGTGCTAAAATCTTTGAGAAGATCATGGATAGCATGCAACCTAAGTTTCAAGATGAAACACCAGTCAATCCATTTGATCTATGGAAAGGTGCTAACTTTAAAATGAAGATTGCGAACGTAGCTGGTTACAGAAACTACGACCGATCTGAGTTTGCTAATGCTGAAGCTTTGAATGCAGATGATTCTGTACTAGAAGGCATCTATAACAAGCAGTATGCATTAAGTGAGTTTACTGATCCTACATCATTTAAATCTTACAGTGAGCTTAATCTTAAGCTAACTCGTGTGTTAGGTGAGGAAGTTAAAACTAATCGTACGGAAATTGATTATGTTGATGAAGATATCAAAAATGAATCTCCATTCAATGATTCACCAAACGATGTTAAAGATCCTGTCGCAACCGCTGCTGATCCAGTAGCCAGAGCTGATTCGGATAATGATGACACTATGAGTTATTTCGCTAAGTTAGCGGCTGAAGCTTAAGAGTTAAATCTGAGAACCCCCTTGATTGGGGGTTTTTTATTATTTAGGGCCTTTAGCTAGATGATGTACATTCTCTTTAGGTTGGTTAATAAATATTGTTTCAGAATTATGTACAGTTATTATATCTCCGCCTCTACTTAAATCTGTATAGCCACCATAAGTACCTACACCAGTTCCATAAAGAATATCATCATTCATAGTTAAGCCAGGTGAATAAGCCGCATTCGTATATTCTTTTGCAAATGCCAATGACTCTTCAAATGCTCTAGCGGCTGCAGCCTTATCAGCAGCAGGATGTAGTGAATTTAAATTAGTTCCATACTGAGAACGAGGAGTGTTTATACTCGTTTGCATTTGTCTTAATTCTGTCTCAGACCAACCATGCTTCATTAATTCTTGTATATAAACCTCTTGAGCTTCTTTATTCTTCTTAACTGTTTCAAGTAACATCCTTACGTTTTCTTTCTGCTTTGTATTTGGATCAGCAAGCATCATCGGGCCTTGCGTAAGGTGTTTAAACTTTTCCATATCAGTATTTGCGATAAAGTCCATAGCACTAGCTTCAGTATCTACATCTAACATCTCTTGCATAAGTGCATCATTCTCGCCTTGTTGTGCCTTAATTGCATCAAGTCTCCATATAACTATTTCTGATACAGCCCATGCAGCTAAACCCCAAGGACCAAAGAATCTAAGAAAACCTCTACCTGCCATTTTCCAACCACCAGACTTAATCATCTTCGCCCACATCTTACCTCTTAAAGTATTCTTACCAGCGTTTTTAAATATTTTAGTTATTCCTAATTTTGTTAGAGTTGAAACTCTGGTTACTAATGATTTAACTGGAAGTAATGTAGTAATCAATAGAGCATTAATAGCATTATCTAAAGTAAGAATTGATTTACCAGCTGGACCATCTCCTATTTCAATCTCGGACCCATCTCCACCATCATCATCCATCTTGAAGTCATCCATCTGTTCAGTTGACTGATTAATAAATCCACTAGCAATCATACCAGCAAGTAAAATTGGCCACATCCTTGGATTACGTGCTCCCCTTCCTCTACCAAAGAGTTTCCTACCCATAATCTTTAATCTTAATTTCATAGTTTTAGCAAAACCACGTTTAGTTTTAAACCCAAACCATTTTTTAGTTAGAGCCCAAAGTGTAAGAGCGCCAGCACCAAGACCAACATTTTTAGAATTTTGACTTAACCAACCAAATATACCACCGCTTTCTTCATCAGCATCACTACCACCTTCACGACCACCGCCAACAGCACCAACACCAAGACCAGCATTCTTAATAGATTCTCTACGTGCTTCTTCTCTATCACGCTGAGTTGTATTCCATCTTAGATCACTATCAACTTTAGATTGTTTTAAGAAGTCTAATATTTGATGATTGATGTTTTTAATTGTGGATAATGTGTTGGTTGATTTGTCACTATTAACTTTTATTAAAGGTAAAGACTTTAAATTTTCATCATCATAACCACTGCCACCGGGTTGTTGAGATTTTGGTATACCACCTAAAGCATCTCGCCATGCAGGCTGTGGACGTTTTGAATCGTCCCAATGTCCAGGATTTAATATTTCTATTAGATCCATCATGTATAGGCCAAATGACTTATTAAAATCTATTAGCTGTTCATCAAGACTATGAAGAAACTCTCTAGATATTTCAGCTTCTCTCAATATCATCATTTGAGCAAACTCTTTGGCAGGTCTATCTTTTATAGCAGCGTTAAATTCTGTTCTGGCTTGTCCCGCTAAGAACCTACGTTGGAAGTCTTGTGCATCGCTTACTAGGGCACCTTGAGTCTCATTTGCAACAACGTTAGCCGCTGCTAAACTCTCTTGACGTTTTAGGGCTTCAGCATCTCTAAGTAGATCTTTTGCATTTGCACGATTCAGTTGTTGTAATTGACTTACAATATTCTTTAATAATGCATTACCCTCTTTATTGTTACTTTTATCAGCCATTCATTTTACCTTTTGTCTGTTTAGTTCTTTCGTTTACTTCCTTAACGTGTTGCCTTAAAAGAGAAACATAGATTTCCCTTTCCCATGGCATCATACTATCAAGCTCTTCCAAATTAAACCCATGTTGGTTCATCAACGTAAAATTTAATTTATAATAGCCTACTACACTACTATGAGAAAGGGCTATTGAAAAAAATCAGTTAACCCTTTTAACTCTATAGAGTTTTCTTTATTACACTTCTTACAATTATAATTTACATTATAACTTAAATATGGTGCTTTAGCTAATACATTCACAATCTGTTCAAACTGATCTGTACTCAAGCTTTCAATAAAGTCTTTTATTTCTTCTCTAGGACTATCTCTTAAATCAAAAGTTTCTTCACCGCTATAGATTGTTTCAATAGAAGCTATCATTAAATTAATGATTGTTTCAGTCTCACTATCACTTTGAAGCTCACCTTTTCTATCTTTCATGGTAGTCCATTTTAAATCAAGAGATATATCATCTGTCAATTTAATATGTCTATCAACGGCTTTACCAAGATTAGTTATAGTAACCTCATCTAAGTTAACCTTTATTTCATTTTCTTCTTCACAATGTACACAGCTTGGGCCTAGTTTAATACCTTCACCTACTGACTTACTTCGTAAAGTCACAAATATAAATTCCACATCAAATGTTGTTAATGAATTTATATCAAGCGGTGTTTCTACACACGACTCAATAACATTCATAACAGCATTCTCAATTTGTTTCTCATCTTGAGATTCCATTGCTATTAACAATATCTTCTCTTCTCTGACCACGTATGGTCTGTATGTAATACTTTCGCCTGTTGAGGGCACAATCATATCATACTTTGGCGTTACTAGTTTAGGTAACATATCAATCTCACTCCATATTAAAAATTAAATTATTTACTGTCCTGCTGCTTTTCTTCTATTCAAATCAGCTAATGCCGCACTATAATCTCCGCGGTTAGTTCGCTTACTACTTTGATAAGCTTCTTGCGCTGCCTTCCCAGATGTTCTAGGACCTGGTCTTTCAGGTCTATATGCTCCACTAAATGGTGCACCTTGTCCAGATGTTCTTGGTCCTGGTCGAGGCACTTCAACTGCAACCTCTTCATTTCTTGGTCCTGCACCTTTAGTACCAGAATCTCTGGCTCCTGGACCATTGTATGTTTCTTCACCTGACATTGGTGGAGCTTGACCAGATGTTCTTTCACCTGGTCCAGTCCAATCTTGTTCTTCTTCATTCCTTGGGCCACTACCCTTAGGTCCAGAATCTCTTCTACCAGGATGAGTCCATTTTTCTTCAACACTTGCTGCCTTAAATCCTTTATCAATGTCAAGAGATCGCCAGTTATCATATTCCCATGTAATAGTTACTTCCATTAAACTTTCATTGGTATTACCCAATTCAACTTGACTCATTTGTATAGGATATGCATTCTCTAATAGATTACCATATCCAACAACACCGTCTTCATTTCCTTGTAAGGCTCTTATTTCTACATCAGCAACATATTCTTTTTTATATAATGTCTTATAATGATTGTGTGTACTATCTACAATCATGTTCATCCACATATCAAAATACTTTTTAATATAATAATCACCTGTTAATAAGAAGCTCATTGTGACTTCATCAGTAGCCATTGAGTAAGGCTTCTTTGCAAGGTTATGATCGTGGGAAGCTTCAGTTGTGGATATACGTTTTCCAGGAAGTGATACGGATGTGCATAGCATATATGTATCCTGGCCATCTTGTATAAAATTAGCCATAGGACTATCGTTTTTTTCGAATCGACCAACCACAGGGTTGTCATTAGATATTGAATTTCTTGCAAAGTGATTATCAATTGCAGTATCTGAATTCCGTTTAACTTGAGCAAGGTAAGGATGGCTAATCATTACTGAATATCTATTACCTCGTGCTATACCACCACGGCGATCTAATAATGCTTTCATGTCGTCTATTGCAGTCTTCATTAATATTGTTTCCTTGAGTCAGCCCATATAGCACCTTCACTAGCTTTCTTGAATGATGCTGTTTGTAAAAAAATTGCTATGCTCCATTCTGCCGAAGGAACTTTCATTATCTTTGAAGATACTTTCTTAGTCAGATAATGTTTAAAGCACGGTTTAAAGTATTTATAGTTCTTTGTTGCTTTTAATAAGTTATATGTAATTCTAAACTTAGTCATATCATTAAACTTTTGATTAGTTGCTACATCATTTAAATGGTCTAAGAAGATTGCACGAACTTTAGGTGGTAAGTAATGTAAGTTAATACCATAGAAACCATCTTTCGCTGGGCCCACGACAATAGTCAAAGGGAATGTATCATAGTAAGGCAATGTTGCTTTAAGCTTTGGATCATATGTGTACATAACCATTTCACCAGCCTTGGCACTTTGTCTTGCTATTAATCTCTCATCCTTCAACACACTCTTACCTAACGGCCCAAGCTTCTTCACATTCTTAGCAAACCAAACGTTTGCTTCTTTAGATCTTGCTGTTATGCCTTTACGAAAAGCTTCTGATTCTAACTTGTCAAATAGACTAGCCATTAAACGTCTCCATTAATTGTGGTCCGAACACTACCATAATATATGCTATGATAGCCATGGCAGCAATACCTCCTAATAGCCATTTTATTTTAAAATCGTCGACCATCATTTTAAATCCTATTATTTCGTTCCCTAATATACGTAGGGATATTTCTAACTTACCGTCACTATCTTCTTCTGCCATACTTATATTTATACTCTTTTCTTAAGAGATTTCCATATTCTTTTGCCAGTCTTTGTTTTACTTGCTTTAAATCTCATAGTCATAGTTTTAATACCCATTGCTTCTAATTCATTCTCAGTCCATATTTGAAATTCATATCCACGTTCCTCACAAAACTTACGTGCATACTTCCACTTAGAAGTATTCTTCATATAGGTTAATGCCTCTGTTAACTTTTTTCTTTTAGGTGGCACGGTTTGAGATGATGGTTTGATCTCGACTAAAAGAGTACGGCCTGTATCTGTTCGTATAGTAAGATCCACAAAGTATCTGTGAGCCTTGTTATCGGTTGCACATACGTAACCTATAACAGTTTCTTCAGAATTCCACCACTTAACCCATGATGCTTTATCTAAATACCTAAATGCATTGCGCTCCCATAAAGATCTATAATGTATATTATCTACATTACCTTTATACTTTGCTATATTTGTTGGTCTCCATGATCCAGAATATGTTTTTTTCATACAACTATTTATACAAATCGTTATAAATAAGTAATATACAAACCAAGGAACTATTATGGCAGACAACATCAAAGGTTATCCAATGAATCTCTCAGGAAGACTTTCATCAGACGAAACCCCGGCAGACGCAAACGCAAGAAGAGCACGAGAGATTAAAGAAAATAAATTTTTCACAACTGAAAAACCATTTTCTTTTAAATATCCGTCAACGGTAGCAGAGAATTTCAAAGAAGAAATAAATTTTAATACTCATGATTCTAGTGAGTATGCTTTAGTACGATCTTCAATAGATGCAAATGGAAACCAACTTGGTATTGATGATGATGCTATTGAGCCATATGTTATATTTGAATTTATGAGACTAATGACTGATGATAAGAAAAAAGCTCTGTCTAAATGGCAAGATAAAAATAATTTTACTAGACGTAATTCTTCAGCATTAAAGAAAGAAATATATGATGCAAAGGATGCAACCGCGCCACAATCGGCCGATGACATAGAAGCTGGTGCAGAAAAGAATTTTGTAATGCATGCAGAGAATAGAGCATTAATAGAAGCTTCCGGTATAGAAGATAGTATGTTTGATAAAGCTAAAAGAGTATTTGGTGGTTCAATAGCAATGTACATGCCTACAGATATTCAGATAAATGATGCAATAGGCTATAGTGAAGAGTCAAGACAAATTGCAGCTATGCTAGAAGATTTTGGTACCTCTGATAAAGTTAATAATGCTACAATGTTTAATCCTACTACAATTGCTGCTGGTGCTGGTGGTGTAAGTTGGTTAGCAGATGCAGCTAGTAAATCCACAAATACTAGAATTGCTGGAAGTAAAATAACTAAATGGTTATCTAAAGGTAACGTTGGTCTTTCTTCAATTCTTGGTTATGGTGCTGGTGGTGTAATTAGTGATGAAATGCAAAGACATCACGGTCAGGCTTTAAATCCTAATGAATATATGGCTTATCAAAATACTCCAATGAGAAGCTTCTCGTTTAACTTTACATTTTTACCAGACAGTGCAGAAGAATCTACTGAGGCAACTGATATTATTAGACAATTCAGATATGCAGCCCACGCAGAAAAAAGAGATAATCTTACAATCAATGTTCCGGATCATGTTGTTGTATCATTTCATGGAGCAAATGATATGATTCAATTGCCAGCTGTTGTTATCGATTCAGTAAATGTTTCATACAACCCAAATAATACTTCATTCTTTAAACATAATAATGCACCAGTTGAAATAGGATTAGCTGTAACACTTAAAGAAATAGCACCTATATTTAAGGGTGATGTAGAGAGGGGATTCTAATATGTATTTTAAAAATATAAGTAATGCAGTTATAGATGTTGATGGGTCAGGTAATTTTGATGTATTAAAAAATCTAACAGCAAAAGCATTAGTATCAGATGAGTTAACTAATAATGCTGCACATTATGAAACAGTAACAATTCAAGATGGTGAAAGACCTGATATACTTTCTATGAGATTGTATGGAACTGAAGTCTATCATTGGACATTCTTGTTACTTAATCCACAAATAAAAAATATATGGGATGACTGGCCGATGAAGTATGGTCAATTAATAGAGTATTGTACACAAAAATATCAATACCTTGCAGCTGACACCGATGCTGATCTAAATGATAAATTTAAAGTTGGCGAGACTGTAGTAGGTGGTGTGTCAGGAGCAACAGGCTTAGTTAAAGAGATCCATGTAAATATGGGTTATCTTGTTATAGAATTAACTACCGGTACATTTGCTGAAACTGGTGAGACTATAAGTGGTGTTGATACACAAGACAATGTATCATGTATCTTTATTAAGTCACAAGCTTATGCACCTCATCATCATGTTGATGATTCAACTGGAGAGTGGACAACAAGGCGGACTGCTGGAACTACACCTTATACCTTTCTTGATTTTGAAGAAGCTGTTACCGATCAAAACAGAAATATTAAAGTAGTTAAATCTCAATACGTAAGTCGTATTGCTAGACAGTTTATAAAAATAATGGGTTAATATGGAATTAGAATCTCTTGTAGTTACTGGTGGTGCCACTGATATATCAGGTTTAGTCCAAGATGTAACGCTGTTTGAAAGCATAGAAGGTTATATACAAGGAAGTATCCATATTCTTGATGGTACTAACTTCTTTGATAGGGTTATTGGTTCAACTGACGAATTAGTACCTATCACAATTAGTTATATTTATATGGGTATAGAAGTTGAGTATGTATTCCAGGCTGATGGTATCAGCAATATGAAGATAAACAAAGGTAGTAAAGATTACAATATACATTTAATAACGCTTATCGAACAAAACTTAAAATTAGTTCCAATTAATGCAGCGTTTTCAGGAACAAGTCATGAAATTGCTGCAAACATATTTCACGATGCAAATCTAGATGTTGGACCTCTCTTATATGTAGATAGCGCAGCAGTTACTACGGGTAAATATATTGTACCAAATATTCCTGCTGGAGATGCTATAAGAAATGTAGTAGATGGTGCAATGGATATTGATAGTACTGGTTTTTATATCTACCAAAGACTCAATGATAATGGAAAAACAAGAATGGGTTCTTTGAAACAAATGGCTAATAATAAATTTATGAAAAGCCGAAAGGATGAATTTGTAATTTCTGGTAAATTAACAGGTAATGATGATGAAGATGCTGGAGATAATATAGACAATATAGGAACATCAAATAAGTTTAATGTTCTAGAATATAAAAGAAACTTTACTGATAAAATCGCTGCTGGAGATTTCGGAAATAAAATTCATTCAGTTAGTCTTGACGAAACTGATGTTATAAAAAATGAAGCAACTGAAGATGTTAGTATTGTGCGAACTGTATATAAATCATCTAATAATTTATATAATACTGAGAAGAATATATTTGCTACGGTTAATGATCCTCAAAGCAGTATGGCAGTAAATCAGATTGCACGTGTACACCATACAAGATTAAGTGTTGAGGATATAGTGCCAATACCTAATATTGGATGTGGCATGACTATAGAAGTTGAATTGGGTAAACAAGAAAATAGTGAATCAATATCAGATGGACCTTATATAATTTCTGATATTAATCATGTCTTGACATATAACGGTAAGGCATATGATTATAAACAACGTATGACATTAATAAGAGAGTATGCATAATGTATTTTGGAATAGTAAAAGATATAGAAGATCCTTTAAAGCTTGGAAGAGCTAAAGTAAAAGTATTTCACGTTCACGATAATATATCTACAAACGATCTTGGCTGGTCAAATATTGCAATGCCAGCAAATGTACCTGCTAAAAGTGGTATAGGTTCTTCAGTAAATTTATTAATTGGTACATTAGTGTTTGGCTTCTTTGAAGATAATATGTTACAAGAGTTTGTGGTTGTAGGAACTTTACCTACAAAGACTGCTGGGCTACATGATAACAATGTTAGAGTAAGAGCTGAAGCAGATCCAAATGCACGTGATCCTAAAGGTACATATGAACCAGCTAGCGGATACGCGCCTGTCTATCCATTTAATAATGTTATGGAAACAGAGAGTGGACATGTTAAAGAGTATGATGACACTCCTGGTGCAGAACGTATTGTGGAAAGACATAAGAGTGGTACTCAATATGAGATCCAACCCAATGGTTCAAAGAATGAAAGAATTGTAAGAGATAATTATACATTGGTATGTGGCAATGATACACTTGAAGTTAAAGGTAATGTTAGAATTTATGTGCGTGGTGATGCGAATATTTTAGTAGCAAAAGATCTAACTACACAAGTTGGTGGCGATATGGTTGCAGATGTAAAGAATATACTAATGATGTTGGGTCAACATATTCAGGAATAATATCATTAGATGGCGATGTAGCAATTACTAAGAATTTGTCGATTGAAGGTATAACAACTACTAGTAACGCTACTGATAAACTTATATTAGATGGACATGTCCATAATGAGAACAATGTTAACCAAGATAGAACGGGTGGTCCGATTAATTAGTATAAATAAGATATATGGCAGAGATAGCACGACAAGAAACGTATAAAGATTTAGATTTTACTTTTAAGCAAAATCCTAATACCAATGACATTGGAATAAAGAAGAACAATGCAGCGGTAATACAAAGCTGTCTTAATATACTTCGCACTAATCACGGTGAGCGACCATTTGATTATCTTTTTGGTGCAAACCTAAGAGCATATCTCTTTGAGAACATGACAAATGTAACAGCATCGAACATGGGAACAAGTGTTAATATAGCTTTAAAGAATTACGAGCCAAGAATAGAGGTACTTAATACTAATATTAACGCAAAGCCCGATGAGAATATGGTATATATTACAGTAACCGGTAGAGTTAAATCAACTAACGAGATATTAGACATCGCTACCACAATAGAGAGAATACGATAATGGCAATAGAACGCAGAATTTCAGCAAGTGAATTAGACTTTGACCAAATAAAATTAAATCTAGTTAATTATATGAAGGCAACAGATACAACCTTCAATGATTATAACTACGATGGCTCAGCGATGAGTACCATCATTGATGTATTAAGTTATATAACACACATTAACTCTATGAATGCGAACTTCGCTTTGAATGAAACATTTCTTGATACAGCTCAGCTACGAACTTCAGTTGTATCTCATGCCAAACTATTAGGATATACTCCAAGATCTATTGCCCCTTCGGTTGCTTATGTCGATGTTAAAATGAATTACGATACTACAGCAACTCCTTTATGGAATCATGATTCTGCTAATGCTCCATTGCCTTTGTCAATGCCAAGAGGTACTACATTCCAAACAATAATTAATGGTGTCACATATCCAATGTTTAATTCAGTTACAGAAAATATTGTATTTGATTCAACAGATGGTTGGAATTTCTCTAATGTTGCAATTGAACAAGGGGTATTAACTAGTATAACATACACATTCCAAAATAATAATTTCGAATCGTATATACTTCCTATGGTAAATGTTAACACAAGCTCGATTAAGGTAACAGTTACCGATTCAAATTCAACATCAGCAGCTAAAGTTTATTCTCTTAATAGTAATGTAGTTGACTTAGATGGTTCAAGTGAAGTGTTCTTCTTAGAAGAAGGAAGAGACGGGCATTATGAAGTTAAATTTGGTGATAACATTGTTGGTAAGAGACCAGGCAATGGTAACAGTGTTGAGATAGAATATTCACATATACCTACTGGTGTTAATGTGAATGGTGCTACAGTGTTTAGTATGACAGGAACACTTAACGGCAATACCGATGAGACGATGACACTTGTGACTAAAGCTACTGGTGGTGCAGCAAGAGAAACTAAAGAGGCAATTAAATTTAATGCTCCTCTTGCTCACGTATCTCAAAACAGAGCTGTTACACCAGATGACTATAAAGCTATTATTAAAAACGAATTTGCTGACGTTGAAGCAGTATCAGTATGGGGTGGTGAAGATCATGATGTACCTGATTATGGTAAAGTATATATTAGTATCAAGCCTTTATCGGCTGATGTATTAACCACAGTACAAAAGGAAACAATCATTGGAAATATTCTTAAACCTAAAAATGTTGTAAGTATCACTCCTGTCCTTCTTGACCCTGAGTATACGTATATTAATTTAGAGGTTTTCTTTAAATTTAATCCGAACCTTGCTTCAGTAACTGCAGAAGGTTTGGCAACATCAGTAAGGAGTTCACTTATCTCACATAATACCGACGTACTAAAAAGTTTTGGTGGAGTATTTAGAGCAAGTAATGTTATGAAGAAAATAGACGATACTAATATTGCTATCCTATCTAACATCACTCGTATTAGAATGACAAAGAAGATCATACCAGTGCTTGGTACAGCAACATCATACTCACTTAAGTTTAATCAAAAGTTAGATAGTTTAGATGGTACTACATCAACTCTTGGTTCTTATGTGTCATCAAATTTATTTACATATAGTGGTCAGCAATGTATGTTAAAAGACTTCTATGATACTTCAAGCGGTACAAGAATTATTCAAATCGTTGATGCTAATGGAATAATATATAATACAAATGCTGGTTCGGTAAATGAAACTACTGGAACTGTTACATTAAATGGCTTTAATCCAACTGCACTTCCTACTGGACAAACTACAATCGATGTTAAAGTTAATCCAGCATCGAATGATATTAAACCTATGAGAAATGAATTACTAACTATTGATACATCAGGCGCAACTATAACAGGAACAATTGATACTATGGCTACTGGTGGTACGACTGCTGGAATCGATTACGAAACAGAGGCTAGCTGCTAATGGCCCATATCGGTAAATATAATATATCATCTTATGTTAATGACTTAATACCGGAACATGTAGCTACTTCATATCCTGATCTTATTGAGTTCATTAAGGTATATGCATTATATTTAGAACGTCAAAACAAATCTGGATTCTATCTTAACGCATTAGATATCCAAAGAGATATTGATGAAGTAGAAGAGACATTACTTACAGAGCTTCAGAATGAAATTGGTATTGCTATACCTAGAGACTTTGCTACAGATCCAAGGATGTTCTATAAGCATTTGATTGAGTTCTATAGAAGTAGAGGTACACCTGAATCAATCACATCATTTTTTAGAACTATATATGATGATGAAGTTGAGACATACTTTCCGTATATAGATTTACTTGTTCCATCAGATGGAGACTGGACGGATCAAGCTGCGGATATTAAAATTAATCAATCTAAGTATACCCCTTGGAATACATTTACAATATCCGGTACACCTACAGTCGTAAGTGGAAATAATGATGCAGGTAACTCTGCATTTTTTGATGACGATATTGTATTTGTAAATGATGTATATAAAACTCCAGGTACAGATTATGCTGAAGGAGTATATTCAGAATCAAGTACAACTAAATATAAATTAACATTTACAAGTGCATTAGCAAACAGCGATGTGGTTAAGACATATCCTAAAGGTTTGTTTACTACAGCAAATGGTTTCTTATCAGATAGAAAATATATACAGGACTCTTATTATTATCAAAAGTTTTCATATGTTCTTAAGACTGGTAAAAATATTTCTGATTGGAAGAATGCATTTACAAGACTAATTCACCCTGCAGGATTTATATTCTTCGGGGAAGTATCAATATTTATTCAGCTATTAACTTCAACTAATGATGAAGTACAGCCTGGCTGGTTAGCAGCTGCTGGTCTGATAAATATAAACATAGCACAACTTCAAATTGGTCCAGTTTCATTCCATGAAGTTGGAAGCTATTTAGAGAAAACTTGGACATACTTTGCAAGAGGTAGTTCAGAGTTCAGCATTATTGGAATGCAGAATCATTGGGATAACATGAAGTTTAGATATTTAGGTCCAAATTCAAACTTTGCTCATTATACACTTCAAGATGCTATAAATAACAATATAAGGATACAACATAACCAAGAGGTTATGAAATTAACGTGTGATACCGTTGCCGTACAAGCTGGTGAACCATATACAAGTACATATACTAGACCATATATAGTAAATGGAGTAAACCAAAATAGTGATATAACTTATTACGTGCAAGATTGTACATCAACATATTCATAAACATATAACAGAGGAAATAAAATGTCAGCAATTATTACAAGTAAATTTAGATTAGATACAACGAATAAGTTCGTAGATAGTCTTGCAGCTAACCAATTCTATATGGCACTGGGAAGGCCGAATGCTTGGGCAGACGACACCTCTCCAACGGTTCCATACGAAAATGATTATGCAAACAACACTTTATGGGAAAACATGTTTGCCATGAAGAAACTAGACGCAACAGATATTGTTCATTGCGCAACAAGAAACTTATGGGTATCTGGTACAACATACATCGAGTATGACGATCAAGATACAAATATTGAAAGCAAAAAGTATTTTGTTATTACAGATAATAACAATGTATATATGTGCTTAAAAGCAGGAGCAGGAACAAGCTCAACTAACCCGGATATAATAGGTGTACAAACTTCTGGAGTTTTAAATCACTCAGGATCAGATGGTTACATATGGAAATATATGTTCACTGTCCCAACAGCGGATGTAACAAAATTCTTAACATCTACTTTTATACCAGTTAGACTTATTGAATCAGCTCCGGTAGCTGGATCAGATACTGCATTGACAAATCAATGGAGTGTTCAACAAGCGGCTATCGATGGTGCAATATATAATATGAAGATAACAGCGGGCGGTACAGGTTATACAAGTACTCCTACATTAACTATTACAGGTGACGGCACAGGTGCTACTGCTACGGCAACTCTTACATCAGGTGTTATTACAGACATCACGATGACGGCTGCTGGTACAGGATATACTCACGCGACTGTTGCAGTAAGCGTAAGTGGTGGTTCTGGTGGTGCGGTAAGACCAGTCATTGGTCCTCCAGGTGGATACGGCGCTAGCCCTACTAATGATTTACGTGCACACTATGTAACAATTAATAAAGCATTTACTGGTGATGAATCAGCTTCTATTCCTGATGCAAACGACTTTAGACAAATAGCTATTTTGAAAAACCCAACTACATTAGCCGCTAGCTCAACTGCTATCGGTGGTGCTGGCTCAATGGTTGTTGGTCAATTTTATAAAATCTTAACATTAGGTAATAGCTCAGCTGCAAACTGGGCAACTGCTGGAGCACCAGCTGATTATGTTGTTGGAACTGTATTTAAAGCAATAGCTACTACAAGTACTGGTACAGGTACCGTTGGTGCTATAGCAAGTGCTACAGCATATAATACGTGTTCAAGCTTAACGGTTGCTACGGGTAATACATTCCCGTCAGACCAAGTTGTTGAAGGTACTATAACAGGTGCTAAGGCTTTTGTTGTTGAATATAATGCCACCTCTGGTGTATTACATTATATACAAAACGAAGCTACAGGCTTTGTAGCATTCACTGCTTCAGATTATATTCGTGAAGAAGGCACATCAATTGCAGGACAAGACTGCACAGCAGTAACAGCACCTTTAATTAACCATCATTCAGGTGATGTTATGTTTATCGAGAATAAAACAGCAACTAGCAGGGCAACAGATCAAGTAGAAACAGTACGATTAGTAGTCGCATTTTAAATAGGACAGACACATGGCAATTTCATTTAACGTAGAACCATATTGGGACGATTTTGAAACCGCAGGAGCGGATGGATTATCCCCAAAAGAAAAATACCAAAGAGTATTATTCAGACCCGGTAAGGCTGTACAAGCAAGAGAGTTAACTCAGTTACAAACATCATTACAACATCAACTATCTTCTACGGGAGATCATATATTTAAAGAAGGTTCGGTTGTTGTTCCTGGTGCACTTCACTTGCATAATAAACTTGACTATGTAAGACTATCAGCATGTAACACCGGTTTAGTTGCCGATATAGTTGGTACTGAATATACCGATGGTACAAACGTTGCTAAAGTTATCCATGCAGCTCTAGCTTCGGGTGATGACTCTATAACAATATGGGTACAATATATATCTGGTGCAGTATTTGCATCAGGCGCTTCATTAACAGCAACAGGAAGTAAGACAGCGACTGTTGCAAGTTCTAATGATGCTAATGCAAATACGCCTACAGGCTTTGGCTCTATTGTGTCACTAGAAGATGGCATATATTATATTAAGAAACATATGGTTGTAGCTAAGGCTAAGACAATTATATTATCTAAGTATACAAGCAATGTGTCATTTGATATCGGCTTACTTGTCACTGAAGCTCTTGTTAGTTCAGGTACTGATGCATCGTTAAACGATAATGCTACAGGAACTCCTAACGCATCAGCTCCAGGTGCACATCGTTATTCTATTACAGCAGTATTATCTACTCAAGCAGTTAATGCGACAACAGGTAACTTTGTTCTTATAGCTCGATTAGAAGAAGGCATTGTTATTAAGAATGCTCGCACCGCAGATTATAATCACCTTGAAGATGAACTAGCTCGTAGAACATTTGACGAATCTGGTAACTACTATGTAAATCCATTTAAAGCTCTTGTTAAAACACATCAAGCAGCAAGTCCTGATGCTACCAAATTAACTCTTGCTGTTGAGCCTTCTAAAGCTTATGTAAGAGGTTATGAAATCCAAACATTATCAACTACTAATGTAACCGTTGACAGAGCAAGAACATCAGAAGTTGTTTCAGATAAGCTTACAGAGGTAACACACAATAACTATATTGAAGTCACAGCAATGACCGGCGTTCCTGATATTACTACATTCGGCAAAATCTCTATTGAGAATTCAGGTGGAAATGAAATTGGTACTTGCCGAGCTCGTTCGATTGAACGTGTTTCAGGTGATGGTGCAACGGCTGGATCAAGATATAGAATACATATATTTGAAGTTGTTCTTGATTTAGCAACGTATCCTACTGGTATGGCAGTTGCAACTCAACTAGATGACAAAGAAGGTACAGCGGCAGGTACAGCTTTTGCTGCGACTATTGCAACTTACAACTTTGGTCCAGACTCATTAATATATGAATTACCATATAAAAGAATTAAGACACTTAACGGTGAAGTAGATCCAAACTTATCTGCTGTATATGACTTTAGTTATAATACTAATCGCATCGTTGGTTCGGCTACAGTATCAGGTTCTGGTACCGCAACATTTACTGCGGCAGCTACTGGTGAACAATTTGGATCTAAGTCAGCTAATACAAACTGGATTCTAATAAATGATACTAATGATGGTGATGGCGGTGAAGAAGTTTTAGTTGGTGATATTACAATTGATAATAATGCAACTCCACCGAATGTTGTTATAGATGGCTTACCAACCACTGGAGATTTAGGCGGTGGCGGCAGTGATGGTGCTGTAGGTGATACAGTAAGATTAATTGCACCTATGGTTAGAACTCTAACACATAAGACTAAAACATTATCTGCAAATACATCCGTAGCTTTTGGTGCTGGTGTGACTGGAGGATATGATGGTGCAGCGGCTGGATATGAAAAAGGTCAAGCACTTGGTCATGCTGACGTACACCAATTAGTAACTGTTGTTGAGACTTCAGGTTCTACTGATGTTACTGAACATTTCGAATTAGATACAGGACAAAGAGATGATTACTATGATGTAGGTCATGTTAAATTAAAGAGCACATCAAACTATACTGCGGCTGTAGCACTTACTGTTACATACAAATACTTCTCACATTCAACAGGAGACTTCTTCACAGTTGATTCATACACTGGTCAAATCGATTATGCAGACATTCCTAAGCTTGGTGATTTAGAATTAAGAGCTTGTGTTGACTTTAGACCACGCGTAGCAGATGCTGGTGGTAACTTTACAGGAACAGGTAATTCAATATCAAATGCTCCAGTTAAAGGTACACAATTCTCAACTGATATTCAATTCTATCTACCAAGAATAGATAAAGTTTATTTAAATTCTGCTGGTACATTTGGTGTTGCGCCTGGCGTTCCATCACGTTACCCAGAAAAACCAAATATTCCATCCGATGCAATGCATTTATATACATTAACTATTCCTGCATATACATTAAATCCAGGTGAAGTAGAAGTTGAATACATAGATCAGCGTAGATTTACTATGCGCGATATTGGTCGTATTGAAAAACGAATTAATCAAGTAGAATATTATAGTGTGCTTTCATTCTTAGAAGCTGAAGCACAGAATACACAAATTTTAGATGCATCTAATAATGCAAGATGGAAATCAGGTTATTTAGTAGACGCATTTTCAAATACTAGAATGTCGAGATCTAATTCCTCAGAGTATAAAGCCTCTGTTGATTTAAAGAGTCGTACATTAAGACCTCCATTCTCTCAAGGTAATGCTTCATTAGATTATCATGCGTCATCTACTACAGTTAGAACTGGCGATTTAGTTACATTGCCATATACCTCAGCTGCTATGATAACACAAGGGCAGTACTCTGGTCTAATTAATGTTAACCCTTACGATGTATTTAATTGGACTGGTGGAATGACACTAACTCCTACTACTGATGAATGGCGCGATGTTGATAGAAGGCCTGAAGTAGTAATTAATAACGATGGTGAATTTGATGCGATGGTAGCAAACCTTCAGCCTCAGGTAGGTACTGTATGGGGCGAATGGTCAACTAACTGGACTGGTCAAGAATGGCGTGGAGTCGGTGGTAGAACTAGTGGACTCTTTCAGACTGGTACATCTACACGAACAGGTATTCAACAAACTATTGAGGTTGTAACATCAAGATTTAGTATTGGTGATCGTATTGTTGAAGTTAACTTTGTTCCATTTATGAGAACAAGACTTGTAGAATTTTCCGCAACACGCATGAAACCTGCAACTCAAGTCTATGCATTTTTTGATGGTACATCTGTAGCAGACTATGTATCTACTACATCAACAAGCTATACACCTTTAGTTGGTGTTAATACTGTTACTGCTCACCCCGCTGGGGCCACGACATTAACAACCGATGCGAATGGCGCAATAAGTGGTACATTCTTAATACCTAATAACTCTGCCTTAAATTTCCCAGCTGGTGAAAAAGAATTTAAACTAACTCAAAGATCTGATAATGACGATTCAATAACAACAACATCCGCTACAGCAATGTATACAGCTGCGGGATTAATTGAAACTAGAGAGAATGTTATTATTTCAACAAGAACTCCATTCATTCAGAAAACTTCGGCTGGTACTCAAACACAAAGTGCTAGTAGAGATACAGGACAAAGAACGACGCCAAGGGTTAATTGGGGTGATCCACTTGCTCAATCTATCTTACTTGACCAAGCTGCATTTGTTACTTCAGTAGATCTTAACTTTACTACTAAAGATGATAACATACCAGTTCAAATACAGATTAGAGAAATGGTTAATGGATTCCCAACACAGGTTATTATTCCATTCTCTGATGTAACACTTAATCCAAGTGCTGTTAGTACATCTGCTGCAACAACATTTACATTCCCATCCCCTGTTTATTTACAAGATGGTGTTGAATATGCAATAACAGTTATATCTAACTCAAATAAATACCATGTGCGTTATGCTCAGATTGGTGATGAAGATCAAAATGGTAATAGAATAAGCCAACAGCCATACGCTGGTGTATTATTTAAATCACAGAATGCTTCAACATGGACTCCTGATCAGAATAAAGATTTAATGTTCACATTGAATAGAGCAGTATTTGATATTTCAACTTCACGTAATTGTGTACTTAGAAATGCTGCATTGCCTTCAAGAGCTTTAGAAGCAAATCCATTAACAACTGTAGCATCGGCTGCCGGTGCGGCTAATACATTTAAAGTAACTCATAGAGATCACGGCTTTAAAGTTGGTGACACAGTTACTTTAGCTGGATTTGCAGATACAAATGGTTATGATGCAGACGAATTAAATATAACACACACTATTGTGGCAGTAACTATGGATAGTTATACTATTACAACAGCGGCTGGTTCTCCTGGTGGTCATGTTCTTGCGATTACTGCTGGTAATGGTGGTGGTACTGCATGTACTGCAACTCAACATCTAGCTTGGAATACAATACATCCAGTTGTACAAGGGATTGTATTACCTGATACTACAGCAACATGGACAGTTAAAGATGCATTAATGTCAAGTGGAACTATTACTGCTACTGGAGCGGCTATAGTACTTAACGAAGACTATACTCCTTTATATCCTAAAGTAATTAAATCTGGGGCCACGCAAACATTACAGTTTGATGGTACATTCGCTTCAACGAATGCTTACCTATCACCTGTTATTGATATGGAACGTTGTTCAGTAATTACTATTGGTAATAGAATTGATAATAATGCTGGTGTATTTAATGCAGGGTTAACTGCATTAACTGCTACTGCTGAGACAACGGCGGCATTAGGATCTAACTTAGCAAAGTATGTAACTAAAACAATTGAATTACAAGATACATCAGATGCAATTAAAATATATTTAGATATTAATAGACCAAACGGATCATTTGTTGACGTGTACTATAAGACTGGTAACACGGCTGGAACATTTGATGCTGAGTCATGGGTTGAAGCTACACCTAATGCAACAGTTAAATTCTCGGATGGATCTACATACGATGAAACAGTATATGATATTGCCCCTGCAGCTTCATTTACTATATTTGCAATTAAGATTGTAATGAGATCTACTGGTACAAGTTATATTCCAATGTGTCAAGATCTTAGGGCTATAGCAATGAGAGTGTAATGCATATACCAGTTCAAGGACATCCGGGAATGGTAAGAGATACAAACTCAGGTGCAGTTATAAATATGGGCAGCGAAGGTGATAGACATTCTGCTAATAGAGCAAGGATGGCACGAGAAGCTGAGAGATTAAATAAAGTAGAACAAGATGTATCGGAAATTAAAGATATGTTAAAACAATTAATAGAGAGATAATATGGCAACAGTAAACGTAACAACAGCAAATACATTTGAAGAATGGAGAGTCAAGACCAATGAGTTGGGAACAGCTGTTGGTAACTTAACTAATCTGACTGAGCCATTAGCAGGTGCAACAGATATAGTTTCTGCATTAGCAGACCATGAGACACGAACAGAAGCGCTTGATCTTATTGTTGGTACTGCTGCATTATGGGACACAACTAATTATGGTACTTTGCGTAAAGCTGCAAATAAGAACCATGCAGATATTACGACACTAGCTGCAACAGCCGGTATTGATTTAGCTAACAATAGTTTATCTGGATATAATGGTTCAGAGACAACTCTAGTAGCTATTCTTAATGCTCAATATGCAGTTGACAATACTCAAACAACTAATATAACATCTAACGATACTGATATTGCTGCTATAAATACGAAGCTAGGTACAATCTCGGCAGCTGCGATGGGAACAACTGCGGCAACGGTTGGTCCTGCTATTTTAGAATTACACGGTGAATTAACCACCGCTACTTCAAATATTGCTGCCGTCGGTGCTGCTTATGTAGCTGTTGCTGGTGATACAATGACTGGCACACTTGTTACTGCAAGCTCTGGATTAAGTGGTTCAACAGCGGGTGTAAGTGCTGCAACGCTATTAACATTTGGTACTGGTTCTAGTACAGCAATGCAAATTAACTCAAGCCAACGTATTGGTATTGGTACAAGTGCTCACGCATCGCATAAGGTAGATGTATCTGGTAGCTTGAATGCTACAACATTATCATATGGCGGAACAGATTTAAAATCAGTATTCCATGAACAAGGTGAGTCATTCCAAGATGCGGTAGGTGCAATGCTTGGTGGTACAGAAACTGGTGGAATATCAGTAACATATGATGATGCTAATAACCATATAGACTTCGCAATTGCAGATGATGGACATAATCACGTAGTTGGTAACATTGATAACTTCGCTGAAGAAGTTCAAGATGTTGTTGGCGCTATGGTTGGCTCTAATACTGAGTCAGGCATATCGGTTGTGTATCAAGATGGTGATGGAACTATTGACTTTGATGTTAACGATCCAACCATTACTTTGACAGGTGCGGTTACAGGTTCTGGTACAATAACAAACTTAGGTTCAGTGAGCATAACAACAACAGGTGCGCCATCGCTTAAACTAGATATTTATGATGTTGCTGGCAACCAGTTGTTCTAAATTGACAATAATATAAATAAAGGTATAGGGAAATGGCAGTATTAAGCAATTTAAGTATAGACCAAGGTGCAGACTATAGTGCTGACATCGTGGTAGAAGATGGTAATGGTAACGTTGCAGATTTAACTGGATATACTGTAGCGGGTCAAATGCGAAAAAGCTATGCCTCAAGTACCGCAACAAATTTTGGAGCTACTATAGCTAATGCCGGACAGGGATTAATTACAATAACTCTATCGAATTCGGTTACAAATGGATTGAAGGCCGGAAGATACTTATATGATGTGGAGATAACCAAGACTTCTACAAGTGAGAAGACTAGGGTTGTCGAAGGACAAGTTACGATTAACCCAGGAGTTACACAAACATAATGGCATTACAAGGAAAGATTACAGCAAATAGGGGATACCAATCCGCTGGAATCACAAAGAAAGTTATAATGGCAAGAAATGTAAGTGTCTCGGGGGTAACGTCGCAGCTCGCAGCGTTAACTGATGTTGATGTTTCTGCTAGAGCTGATGGTTCAATTATACAATGGGATGGTTCTGCCGGAACATTTAAAGTTAAGCCGACTATGGAAGATACGAATAGTAATACAAAAATTAATGGAGGGTCATTTTAGTGGCGCTACAACTTAACAAATTAGAGGAGAAATAGGATGGCAGGAACAGTCATTGTAACTAAATATAGTTTAGCCACAGGCTCGCCGGCAACAGATGCATTAGCGGTTGGTGAACAGGCTTACTCATTTAGTTCAGATAAATTATTCATTGGCGAAACATCGGGTTCGGATGTAGTAGCACGAGTAATTGGTGGTCAAGTCTACACAGACATGTTGGACCACACTGCGGGTACGCTAACAGCGTCATCAGCAATTATAACAGACGCATCGAGTAAAATTAGTGCATTAAATGTTGACAACTTAACATTAGATGGTAATGCAATCACATCAACAAATACAAATGGTGATATTACAATCACACCACATGGATCTGGTAAGGTTATCCTTGATGGTTTATCTCATCCAACGGCTGACGGTTCGAATGGTCATGTCTTAACAACTGACGGTTCGGGTAACTTAAGCTTTACTGCACCAGCTTCATCAAGCTTATCGCTTGCTGCTGATTCAGGTTCAAATGATACCTTTAATACTGGTGAGACATTAACCTTTACAGGTGGTGATGGTATTGATACAACAGTATCAGATAATACAATAACAATTGCCGCAGAAGTTGCAACCTCAGCTAATAAGGGTGTTGTAACATTAAACACTGCTGACTTTGATGTAACATCAGGTGATGTAACGGTTAAAGCTTTAGGTATATCGAATGCACAACTTGCTGGTTCAATTGCTAATGGTAAATTAGCAAACTCAACTGTTGCATACGGTGGTGTTACATTATCATTAGGTACTGCAGATACAACTCCTGCATTTGACCTAACTGATGCAACTAACTATCCAACATCTTCATTAACTGGCAGCATTACTAATGCTCAGTTAGCAGGTTCAATTGCTAACGGTAAACTAGCAAATGATGGTATAACAATTGGTTCTACTGACACATCTCTTGGTGATACAATTACAGCATTAGCTGGAATGACAGCAATCGCTGTTGACAATGTATCAATAGATGGTAATGCAATTTCAACAACTGATTCAAACGGTAACCTATCACTTGCACCACATGGTACAGGAACAGTTACGGTTCCTTCAAGTTATGAAGGTCGTGCTGGATTTGGTTCTGATTCACTTACAAATAAAGCATATGTTGACTCTGTTGCAAACGGTTTAGATGTTAAAAAATCTTGTCGTGTTGCTACAACAGCCAACCTTGCTGCAACATATAACAATGGTGCAGGTACACTAACTGCAACTTCAAACGCTGCAATTTCTATCGATGGTGTAACTCTTGTTGCAGATGATAGAATTCTTGTTAAAGACCAAACAGCTGGTTTACAAAATGGTTTCTATAAAGTAACAACTGTTGGTGATGGTTCTACTGCATTTGTTATAACAAGAACACCAGACGCTGATGCAGCCTCTGAATTAACCGCAGGTGCATTTACATTTGCTGAAGAAGGTACTGATAACGGAGACAATGGTTATGTAATGAGCACAAACGGTGCCATCACACTTGGTACAACTGCAATTACATTTGACCAATTCTCAGGTGCTGGTCAAATTAGTGCTGGAAATGGTTTAACTAAGTCTGGTAATACAATCAATGTTGTTGGTACAGCAAACAGATTAAGTGTTGCTGCTGATGCAATTGATATTGATTCAAACTATGTTGGTCAAGCTACAATAACAACATTAGGTAGTATTGCTACAGGTACTTGGGCAGCAACAGATGTTGCAATAGCTCATGGTGGTACAGGTGTAAGTTCACATACTGGTGACGGATATTGGGTATCAAACGCTGGCGGTACAGCATTAAGCTACATAACTGGTACACAATACCAGCATTTAGGATTTAGTTCAACTGGAGTTCCACAAGCAAGTGGAACAATTGATGGTGGAACATTTTAATTAACGTATATATATAAGAAAGAGAGGAAAATAATATGCCAAAACCTTTAAAGTGGAATGGAAGTGCAGGACTTAAGGAAATGTCCGCAGCTGAAATTGATGACAACGTCGATCTAATATTAGACCATTTTTCTGGAATGACATCTAATAATACTGGCCACCTTGCAATGAATGCAGAGTCGGGCTGGACAGACATTGGTACATTCGCAGATACTAGACGTGACCAAGCACAGGGAACTCACCCGGCTAATACAACCATTCATACAGACAACTATGTCTTTAGACAAAACTTAACTGACGTTACTCCTAGCCCAACAGCTAGGCCGTTCGCAGTTAAATATGATGGTGGTTCTTTTGATGGTATGATTGAAATGACAGATGCTGAATGCAGAGCTGACATTGTTGATAGAATCAATATTAAAATTGCTGCAGGTGGTGTAGGTTCATATGTATTACAACCAGCAGCTCCTGGTACAGGAACATGGACTAACGTTGGTACAGTTAATAACAAATTAGCTGTGGATTCAGTTGCTAATAGCACAATACTTTGGAAGAGAACAACTGGTTCGAATACAACTGCAACAAGACCTCTAAAATGGAATTCAAATCAAGTGAAAGAGATGTCTGATGCTGAGATTAATGACTTAGTAGAAATGTATCAAGAATCTATTGTTGATACAGGTATTGGTAAGTACACATTAGCTGCAGCCGCTCCTGGTACAGGAACATGGCAAACAGTAGGTTCGGCCTTTGTTGATACAAGAAAACAAAGAACAGACCAAAACTATTCAGGTGATTATACTGGTGCTTATACCGGTAACTATACTGGAGCTTATACAGGTTATTACTCAACATACTACTCAGGACGTCAAGTAGGTCCATATACTGGATATTACTCAGGCACATATACTGGATATTATTCAGGAACTTATACTGGTTCATATACTGGTGCAACAATTATGGCCGCAACAGACTCAGTAACTACAATGAAACTTTGGTTAAGGACAGCATAATATGGCAAAGCATAAAATAGTTTCATGTTATACCAAATCAGGTGCAGCATTTAATACAATAACAGAAGCAATAGAAACACATATGGCGGCTTCATCTGCTACTGAAACAACAATTGCTGAGTATGAATCATGGGTTGATGGACAAACTAACTTTACTGAAACAAAATCATTAACATCTAATGGTTCAGCTGTTGCCTCTGGTACTGCAGGTAATGGTTATGCATTAACTAGAACTTGGACACAAGCTAAGTTAGCAGCATTGGCAGCAACATGGACTTCTCTTGCTGAAGCTAAAGGTGAACCAACAACTATTGGTACTGGATGGACAGTAACCCATACTGATACTGATCCTGCTAGTGGTAATCCATCACCTGTATGGGGTGGAGATGGAACAGGTGGTCCAGAAGGTTCAACATTTGGAGTAGAAGGCATTTAATAAGCGAGTATAAATAATTATATTATAACTGAAAGGAATATATCATGGCAACTGAGAATAAAAAAATCAATGATCCGTACTACGCGGATGCATCTTCCAATCTAATCGTATGCGACTTCTTATATGAAGATGGCACATCTACAACTGTGTCAATTGGAAATACTCCTAAGGGAGAAAAAGATAATCCGGATTGGAAACAAGTATTTAAAGAGTTTACTCACGAAGAAATTAAAGCAAATACTAAATTAAAAGAAGATTCATATCATGCTAACCAAGCTGGAAGACTGGCCAAAGAAAAAGCTGATCAAGATAAAGCAAAGAATGAAGCATTATTTGCAGCAAAGGTTGATGCCTTTGAAATCGCAGAGGTTAAAGCTTCTAAGAATAGAGTGGCAAAATCTAAAATTCGTAAAGCAAGTAATCTAGTAGAGATCTTTGCTTATAGTGCATCTATTATCTTAGAAGAAAATGCCAAACCAAAAGAAGAAGCTTAATGGGTTCATAATTGTAGCAAGTCAGTTTTACGAGTATTATGAGGCGGCTCATATGCTTATAGATTCACTGCTAGATTATATGCCAGAGGCAAACATTGCCCTATTCGCTCATGACCAATGGACCAAGAATGATTCACGCTGTGACGATCTTTATATGGTTGATGATTGTCCTAATCATGTTCGAGCCAAACTCTATTGCCTATCTAAAACCCCATTTGATAAAACTGTATACTTAGATGCTGATACTTATGTGCAGCATGAAGATGTATCTAAGATGTTTGACTTCGATTCCGATTTAGTATTCACTAATATAAGACCATACGCAGGTAAGATAGCTAAGTTTGTTGGAGGTGAAATGGTATTACATGGTGGCGTATTCGGTTATAAGTCAACGCCTAGAGTATTTCAATTCATGGATGATTGGTGGAATTATTATAATAAGCAAAGAACTAATGAATGGTGGCCAGAAGGGGTTCAACCAAAATCACAATTAATTAGTTGGGATCAGCTAACTTTATGGTGGTTAACTGAAAATACGTATTCTGATTTAGATATAAGTATATACGAAGATGATGCAAGATGGAATTTTGTTTATGTATATAAAGAAGATGAATGCAAAGGACCAATAGTAATATGGCATTATACATTACCATTAAAAAAACCGGCAGATGCGCGAAGTCTTAATTAAAAATAAAGAGATATTAAAAAGACTTGATGGCTTTATTGAAAGTATCAAGGGCCTTGACATGTCTATTTTAGATATTAAAGAGCAAGGAGACAAGGGTAAAATATATGCCACCTCCAAAGAATATCTACAACTCGTATTAAATAAAGCTGAGAATAAACAATTTAGAGGGCCACCTGAAATGATGTGGGGTGTAGACTTATGTAACAATCATAAGTACGGTGGCGAATGGTTAATACTTGCAGAGGATGTAGGATTTAATTTTGCAAGAGAATTAGGTGCACAACAGAATGCATTGTTCATGTATTATCCTAAGGATGGTTATATAGGTTGGCATGATAATAGAGATGCTCCAGGATATACTATATTATTTAATTGGAGTGAGGGTGGAGATGCATTCTATAGATATCGTGATTGGAAAACTGGTAAGGTGCATACTATACATGACAGACCTGGTTGGACCTGTAAGACTGGTTGGTATGGACCAGGTAAAGAGTCAACATTCCATTGCGCTATGACTAATGAACCAAGATGGAGTATAGCATTCTATGCACGTAATGAGACGATGAGAGATCTAATCATTGATGAAATAGAAAATGACTAAAACAAAACTCATAAAATTTATAAAAGACAACAAACATAAATTTGTATTCTTTAATTATAGAGGTGGAATGGGTGGTGAAACCATTTGTAATCATCTAACACTAACAAATGATTACTTCTATAATGAAACTTTTAAGCAAGATATCATAGATAATAAGTCACACATATTCAGTGCCGAGCTAGATGATGGAGGTTCTAAGCCTGTAACAGATGCTTATGATACCGCAAATAGATCTAGGTTTAGAGATTGGATGTTCGGAGATTGGTTTATGCTACATTCATTATACGATAATTATAATTCTAATAATAATAACCTATGGGATGGTGAAAATATATTTCCACAGTATGATGATGTACATGGTGATAATGAATTTTATGATAAACTATATGAGATATCAGATTCAATAGAACATAGAAATTCAAATCTAGGTGATATCAATTGTATTTTTGGTTGGGACAATAGAATTAATGATGGTAAATGGGACCATGAATGGAAAGATGTAGATCATGAATGCGATGAGGTATTAGAAAGATTTGCTGCACAAGATAAACCTTACTTGATTCGAACACATGGTATAACCCCTTTTATGAAATTTTTAGGTGGTGCAAAGTTTATTGATATTGTTTGTAATGAATGGGAAAGGTATTGTACAAGTTTATCCGAAGCAAAAGTATTTGTTAATCCTATTAAAGGCAAAGAAGAAATAGCCGCTATGGTTAAACAGGTAATACATTGTTGGTCAATTGGACTCGAAGCAATTGGTGTAGATAATAAGAATCAACCAGTGGGTGGAGTGTCACCTATTATAACACATAGCGAGATGGAAGCAGAACTTAAAGAAAAATTTGTTTTAGATTATATAGGTGATGCGGAAGAGATATGTCTTAAGACAATAGGTGTTATAATAGATCCTGAAAAATATGAATTAAATTTAAATACTTTTAAAGATGCAACTGAATTAAATAAATTTGTTCATGCGTTACAAATGTTTAGATCATATCCAAAGATGCTACCTTTTTTTATGAGAGATGAACTTACAAAATGGGATATGGGTGGACCATGGGGAACAAAGATTGAAGAGCCAAATCATAAAGGTGCATGGTGGCAAACAATATATAAGCATGAGCGATGGTGGTATGACATAATTAACCCACAATTATATAATATGCAAGATATGTTTGATGGTGATTGGGTAGAAGAACAATTCGGAATGGATCCAAAACCTATAAGAGAAATGATGGCTAAATGGCATGAAGGCAATTGTAAGTTCTTAGACGATATGCATATTACTAATTATCTTCCTAAGGCACCTTCAAAAGAAGCACAAGATATATACCATACACATCGAATAACGCCGTCATGAATATAGTAACAGTTAAATGGGGTGACAAATATTCTGTTGATGATGTCAATAAATTGTATTATAGTTGCGTAGCTACTACTCATGAGAATGATATTCATTTTTATTGTTATACAGATGATTCTATTGGGTTAAATCCTCATATAAATTGGTTACCTCTTATTGATATGGATCTAGATGGGGTATGGAATAAGTTATCATTGTTTAAGCCGGGTATGTTACCAGAAGGTAAGTGGTTATATTTAGACTTAGATGTAATTATACAAGGTAGATTAGATGAGATCTATATGCAAAATCAGTTTACAATGGTTAAATGCTATTGGAAACCTATAGAAGTTCTTCGCCCTGATTGGGTATTTGAAGGCAGAACTATAAGAGATCATGATATAAACTCTTCTGTTATGTTGTTTCATAATGATGAGAACCATCATATATGGGAACACTTTTGGGAATCACCTGATGATTATATGATGGCTTATCCAGGAATAGATGGGTTTATATATTGTGAAGGCTTTGCCCCTAACAATTATTGGAAACAAGGTAGGATATATTCAAAGTACTATGGAATTAAAGAAGAGTCATGGTATAATCCACCTGATGAGCCTTATTATTTAGAAACAGCTGCAATCTGTTTACTTAACGGACCCCTTAAGATATAAATAAAGCTATAAGGATTGAATATTCAATTATTATAAATAAAGACAACGGTGGTTATATAATCATCACAATAAAATTAGAGCATAGATATGGCTGGTACTGTAGTAAAAATCAAGCAGTCCTCTGTTGCAGGTAAAGTACCTTCAGCGAGTGACTTACAACAAGGCGAATTAGCACTTAACACGGCTGATGTCAAGCTATACTCAAAGAACGGATCAGGAGAAGTCATTACGTTAGCGGCGGGGGCTAGTACGTTTACTCAAACATTTGATATGGGTAACCATGCTGGAGATGTAATATTAGACGGCGGTGATTATAATGATTCAATTTATGTAACACAGGGTTCATATGACGGCGGGGGAGCATAAGATATGGCAACAATATTTAAGATAAGAAGAGATACGGCGGCCAATTGGGCGTCTGGCAATCCTACCCTAGCAGCGGGAGAAATGGGTCTTGACCAAACAAATAACTTCATCAAAATGGGTGATGGCTCAACTGCTTGGAATTCGTTAGCCCAATTCACACAAAACATTGAGAACGTAGAGGATTTAGTAGGTGCAATGGTCACCTCAAATACTGAAACATTTATTACAGTAACCTACGATGACTCAGATGGAACACTAGATTTCGTTGTTCCAGTATTAGATGAAGACAACTTATCAACAGATTCCGCAACACATTTAGCTACACAACAAAGTATTAAAGCATACGTGGATGGACAAACCCACTTAAGCTTACTTGACGAAGACAATATGGCATCTAACAGTGCTACGCAAGCCGCTTCTCAACAATCAATCAAAGCTTATGTGGATGCACAAGTAGATACAGAAGATACCCTTGCTGAATTAGATGATGTTACTCTTACAACTCCAGCAGATGGTTCCCTATTACTTTATGATACTGGCAACTCAGTTTGGATTGACAATATCATGTCAGGTGATGCTACTCTATCAGACACTGGTGCTATAACACTTGCAACAGTTAATTCAAATACTGGTGCAATTGGTTCATCAACAGCTATTCCAATTATTACAACTAACGCCAAGGGTTTAGTTACAGCAGTAAGCACGGCAAGTATTACAACATCATTAACGGTTGGAGCTGATTCAGGTTCTAATGATGCAGTAGCTCTAGCCACTGATACATTAGATTTCTCAGGTGGTACAGGTATTGATACAACAGTTTCTGATAATGATATCTCAATTGCTATCGACGCTACTGTTGCTACATTAGCTGGTTCACAAACATTAACAAATAAAACATTAACTAGTCCAGTTCTAAATACGGGTGTTAGTGGTACTGCGGTTAAAGATGAAGATAATATGGCGAGTAATTCTGCCACTCATCTTGCTACTCAACAATCTATTAAAGCATATGTTGATAGCGTAGCGGATGCTCAAGATAATACAGATGAAATAACAGAAGGTTCAACTAACTTATATTTCACTAACGCAAGAGCTAGAGCTGCGGTATCTGTTACAGATGCGGGTGGCGATGGTTCATTAGCATATAACTCTTCAACAGGTGTTATCACATATACAGGCCCAAGTGCTGCAGAAGCCAGAGCACATATTAGTGTTACTGATGCTGGTGGTGATGGTTCAGCTGCATACAATAGTTCAACTGGTGTTATAACTTATACTGGTCCAAGTGCCGCAGAGGTTAGAGCTCATATAAGTGCTGGTACTGGCGTTGCAATTTCAAATGGTGCAATATCTATTGGACAAGCAGTAGCCACAAGTTCTGATGTTCAATTTGCTGACCTAGTATTAAGTGGTGATTTAACTATTAATGGTACTACTACAACAGTTGCCTCAACTAACACTACACATACAGATGCATTAATTGAATATGCTACTGGTACCACAGGTACACCGGCTAATGATGCTGGTATTGTTATTGAACGTGGTGATCAGAATAATGCATTCATCGGTTATGATGAGAGTGCAGACGAATTTACTATGGGTACAGGTTCATTTACAGGTGCTTCAACCGGTAACTTAACAATTACAACTGGTACCCTTAATGTTGGTCAAGTAAAAGCCACATCGATGGCTTTGACAGGAGCTGTTACAACTAATTCCACATTTGATGGACGAGATGTAGCAACCGATGGTGCTAAGCTAGATAATATTGAAGCTTCAGCAACAGCTGACCAAACAGGTGCACAAATTAAAGTATTATATGAAGCAGAATCTTCAGCATTTACAGATGCACAATTTACTAAGCTAGCTAATATTGAAACTGCAGCTGATGTAACCGATGCAACAAATGTTAATGCTGCTGGTGCTCTTATGTTATCAGATACTTCAACCTCTGGTTTGGGTATTGTTGTTGATGAAGATAACTTAGTATCAGATAGTGCTACTAAAGTACCTACTCAACAAAGTGTTAAAGCATATGTCGATGCTGGATTAGCAGCACAAAATCACCTAAATGAAATGTTAGGTAATATGGATGACATAGATAATGGTACAACATTTGTTAAAACAGCAAACAACTTTACAGATGCTTTAAAGACTTCATTAGATACAATGGAAGACAATGCAGATGTCACAGATGCTACTAATGTAGCGGCTGCTGGCGCTGTAATGGAATCAGGTGATACAGCTTCGGCTAAGATACCTGCTGGAACAACGGCACAGAGAGACGGTTCACCGAGTGCAGGTTATTTCAGATGGAATACAACATCCGGTGGTGCTGAGATATTTGACGGCACTTCTTGGGGATTAGTAGGTGGTGGTAACACTACCGGAAAGGCGGTATGGGAACATAGTTATACAGTTGCAGAAGATTATGAAGTAACTTCTGGTAACAACGCATTAACAGCGGGACCAATTACCATTAATACTGGCTATTCAGTCACTGTTCCTTCGGGATCATCGTGGGTGATAGTTTAATTTTTTAGGAGACGATAAATGTCGAAATTAAAACTAAAGGGTGACTCAGGCGGAACTGGTGTATTTACATTAACTTCTCCTAACTCAAACACCGATAGAACAATTACTTTACCAGATGATACTGGTAATATTTTAACTTCAGCACAAACTACGGTAGCTGCATCATCGTGGGTTATTGATGAAGATAACATGGCAAGTGATTTAGCAACAAAAGTACCTACACAGCAATCCGTCAAAGCTTATGTAGATGCTCAAATTAGCGCTGAAAACACACTAGCTGAAGACAACGATGTTAACCTTACCTCACCAGGTGATGGTGCATTATTAATATATGATACAGGTACATCAACATGGCGCGATGGTGCTATGTCTGGTGATGCAACGATTAGTGATACAGGTGCTTTAACAATTGCTAATGATGCTATCGATAGTCAACACTATGCTGCTGATTCAATCGATGCAGAACATTATGCTGCAGGTTCAGTTGATGGAACTGCTATAGCAAACGATGCTGTTGATAGTCAACATATAGCTGCGGATAGTATTGATGCAGAACATTATGCTGCTGGTTCAGTAGATGGCACAGCAATAGGTAATGACCAAGTTGATAGCCAACACTACGTAGCAGGTTCAATTGATAACGAACACTTAGCAGCGAACTCGGTTGATTCCGACAACTATGTTGATGCTTCAATTGATCTAGCCCATATGAGTGTAAACTCAATTGATTCAGATCAATATGTGGACGGTTCAATTGATACAATACATATTGCAGCAAGTAATATAACAAACGCTTTGATGGCAGATGATGCTATTGATTCAGCAGAGATTGCTGATGGTGCGGTTGATCTAGTTCATATGAGTCCAAACTCAGTGGATAGTGACCAATACGTTGACGGATCTATTGATACAGTTCATATTGGAGCAGATCAAATCACTGCAGCTTTGATTGCAGATGATGTAATTAATAGTGAGCACATTGTTGCAGACTCTATTGATGCGGAACATCTAGCACCAAACTCAGTTAACACTGATGCTATTATTGATGCTGCTGTAAGAACAGCTCATATACAAGCTGATAATATTACATCGGCACTTATTGCTGATGACCAAATTGATTCAGAACATATTGTAGATGCTTCAGTCGATCTAGCCCATATGGCGGCTAACTCTGTAGATAGTGACCAATACGTTGATGGTTCAGTGGATAATGTTCACTTAGCTAACTCTGCTATTACAGTTTCAGATGGTTCAAACACAACAGCTATATCACTCGGAGGCACTGCTACTTTCGCCGGTACGGCCAACGAGGTTACAGTTGCTGAAAGTTCAGGAACGATCACTGTAGGTTTACCAGATAATGTAACAATTGCTGGTAACTTAACTGTATCAGGTACAAACACTTCAGTTAGTTCAACAACTATCGAAGTTGCTGATCCATTACTACACTTAGCAACAACCAATAATGCTGCGGACGCAGTTGATATTGGTATGTATGGTTTGTATGATACATCAGGTTCATTAGACCTTTATGGTGGTATCTTTAGGGATGCTTCTGATTCAGGTAAGTGGAATATATTTAAAGACTTACAAGCTGCTCCAACTACAACGGTTAATAAATCGGGTACTGGATATGCAGTTGGTACATTAGTATCAAACCTTGAAGGTGATGTTACTGGTGATGTAACAGGTGACTTAACTGGTACAGCTTCATTAGCAACAAGCATTACGCTTACAGCTAATGACTCAACTGATGAGACCGTTTATCCGGTATTTGTTGATGGTGCTACAGGTACACAGGGTCTTGAAACTGATACTGGATTATCATATAATCCTTCATCAGGTAACTTAGTTATCGGTGGTACGGTTGATGGTCGTGATCTACAAACTGATGGTACTAAATTAGATACTATTGAAACTAGTGCGACAGCAGACCAAACAAATGCAGAGATAAGAACAGCTGTTGAAGCTGCGTCTGATTCAAATGTGTTTACCGATGCTGACCATAGTAAACTGAATGCTATTGAAGCTTCAGCTACTGCGGACCAGTCAAATGCTGAGATTAGAGCGGCAGTAGAAGCGGCAAGTGATTCAAATGTATTCACAGATGCCGACCATACTAAATTAAATGCAATTGAAGCTTCTGCAACGGCTGATCAAACAGCTGCAGAGATTTTAACTGCTATTAAAACAGTTGATGGTGCAGGTTCTGGTTTAGATTCTGACTTGCTAGATGGTCAATCCGGTGCTCATTACCGTGTTGATATCTACAACGCAGCAGGTTCACTACTTAACTAATAAGTAAAATTCTAAGGGCTCTTCGGAGCCCTTTTTTATTATATAAATATTGTTATGAAAACAAGTGATACTTTTTGTGCCCTTCCATGGGTACACCTCTCAACAAGACCGAATGGACATATGCGGGTATGTTGTACAGCAAATGCTTCCGGCGTTCAGAACCCAGACTCTCAAGATAAGATAGAATCAGACATTGGCATTTTAAAGAATGATGATGGTATGCCTTCTAATCTTGCCAACACATCATTAGCTGATGCTTGGAATAATAACTATATGAGAGGAACACGTAAAGCAATGATGCGTGGTGAAAAGCCTGCAAGTTGTATTAAATGTTATAAAGAAGAAGATGCAGGACATAGATCCAAGAGGATGTGGGAGACCGATAAATGGATTAAGAAACTTGGTATAGAGTCAGTATTAGAAGGATATGATCCAGAGACTGGTACAGTGCCACCACAAATCCGATACGTGGATCTTCGCCTTGGGTCTAAGTGTCAGTTAGCTTGTGTTATGTGTTCACCTAATGATTCATCGGGTTGGATAGTAGAACATAAAAAGATACATCCTAAATTAAAGAACGATAATCTAGAAAAAACAATGCGTTGGGAGAAGGAGACAGGTAAATTAGCCTTTGTAGGTGGTAGTTATGCGTGGCATAAAAAGAATCCAATGTTCTTTGATGAACTCTATGAACAGATACCTAAGCTAAAACAATTATATTGGGCAGGTGGTGAACCACTTGTTATGAAAGAACATTACTTTTTATTGCAACAAATCATTGATGATGGTTATGCAAGTGAGATTGAAGTGAGATATAACTCAAACGGAATGGAGTGGGAGCCTGAGCTCTTTGACTTATGGAAGCATTTTAAGGAAGTTATATTTCATTTCTCTATTGATGACATGGAAGATAGGTTACATTATATAAGATATCCTGCAACATTCGACCATCTCACTATGAAAATGAGGGAGTTAGATAATTATCCTCATGGAAACCTTAGGCTAACTACTGCTTATACTATACAGCTACTTAATATATGGTCTATACCAGATTTTGTTAGGTGGAAATTAACAAACAAATGGAAACTATTAAATCAATGGCCGCAAGGTGGAGGTATGATTGATAATCATTTGGCATATTGGCCGCCCCAATTAAATTGTAAAGCATTGCCATTAGACTTTAAAAAGAAAGTAACTGAAAAGTATGAGGCTTTCTATCCATGGTTAGAAGAGAACTGGGAATTATCTGGCGCACCTAGCAAAGAATTATTCATGGAAAACAATTATACAATAAACCGTCTTAAAGGGATTGCATCATTTATGAATGCAGAAGATTGGTCAGTACGATTGCCTGAAACTGCTGAATGGTGTTATAGAGTTGCAGAAGAAAGAAGTCTAGACTTTGATAAGATCTTTCCAGAGTTATCTTGGTTACAAGATTATCATACGCCCCACGAAGATTTTCCGTTAGTAATTAATACTTCTTAAAAGCCCAGAATTTCTCTTTACACCACCAACATTTCTTACATGGCTTTGTAAACTTCTTTGTCTTATCAGCTTGGCCTTCACAAGATCTTGTTAAAGGAAATAAACCTTTCATTAAACCTTCGCTTTCAAAGCATCTAGCTATAAATTGTTTATCATGATTAGCAAATGGCTTTGAGTTATGTTTTCTATGTGTACCATCTCTGTATTTTGGTCTTTCATCGGTATACATATTATGCTCTTGCATAACAGGTCTTGCTGGGTTCTTTGTAACAAATCCAATATTTTCTTTTAGCTTATACTTAGTTTTATTGTTATCATATACCTTTTGCCATTCTTCATCAAGAATTCTTAAACCAACTTTAGGTGGAGTAGGTACAACAATATGTTGAAACTTCTGGGTCTTAGTTAACTTCAATTCTTTTTCAACCCAAGCCATAATCTTTTTAGCGTGTGTAACATTCCAATCTTTAGCCGCTTGCTTCTGATAACCTGGATTATCGTTTTGGTCTCTCTTCCAAGTAGCAATAACAATCTTATTCTTAAGTTTATTCTCTTTAATATGTTTGGCTATAACATATAAACCTAAAGCTGAATCAAGTCCACCGCTCACCCATAATAGTATGTTGCCAGTCTTTGGTAAATCTATTTGAACGTTCTTATAAATCATATAAATAATAATAAATTGATTAACATAACTTTATTTATATGAAAAAAAATACCTTCTGTCCACTTCCTTGGAATTCTATTAACCTAAGAAATAACGGCGATATGCGGATCTGCTGTAATACAAACTCGTATTCACCGCAACGTGGTATAATGAAGACTGAAGATGGTGAGACTTATAACGCTGGTAAGCATGACTTTAATGAAGCACGTAATGCACAGATATTAAAAGATGTTCGTGCAGATATGCTTAAGGGTGAATGGAATCCTGAGTGTGAACGTTGTAGACAAGAAGAGATAAACGGTATACCGTCTCGTCGTCAATATGAGAATAATGATTGGGAAATAAAATTAGATACAGCTATTCCAATGACTCAGGAAGATGGAACTCTTGATGTAGATAAACAACTAATAGAATTTATTGATATACGTTATGGTAATTTCTGTAATCTTAAATGCAGAATGTGTGGGCCAACTGATTCTCATATGTGGTACCCAGACTTTATTAAACTTACAGACGGTAAGGTAACATCATATAAAGATACGCATACTCGTATACAACTTGAACAAACATCGACTGGCAAATGGACTACTGACCAATATGATTGGTTTAAAGATGCTCCTATTTACTGGGACAACTTTGAAAAGTATGCGCATGATGCAAAGAAACTTTATATTGTTGGTGGTGAACCTTTAATTATTGCTGAACATGAGAAGAGTTTACAGTTATTAGTTGATGGTGGTAAAGCACATAACATAGAGATAGAGTATAATTCTAATCTAACAAATGTAACAAACAAATACATAGAGCTATGGTCACAGTTTAAACAGATTCGTGTCGGTGCATCTGTTGATGGATTTGGTAAAGTATTTAATTATCAGCGTACGCCAGCTAAATGGGAATCTGTATATGAGCATATGAAAAAGCTAAATGATAATCGTGAAGTAAATCTAAAATGTTGGTTTACATTTACTGTTACACCTTATAATGTATATCATATGCCTGAGTTTATGAAATGGAAATTAGAAGAGAGTGAGTTAGATAGATATAATCCTATCGATGGTATGAGACCAACCATAACTCAACACATGTGTCACTCCCCTAAGTACTATAATATTAAAGTATTACCGCAACATCTTAAAGATGACATTGAAGATCATTATGAATTATACAAATCATGGGTTGACGGTAGTAATTATTCAGATAAAGTTAAAGCACATTTCCATGAGGTATGTGATAGCACAATAAGATTTATGCAGTCCGAGTCTTATGAAAAAGATCACCTACAAGGATTCATAGATATAACAAATAAATTAGATAAGATACGAGGTCAAGATGTAAGGGAAATTGTTCCTGAATATATCGAAATGTTCGATGCGCACTAAACCATATTGTAAGGCTCCATGGGTTGGATTATCTTATGTAGGAACTGAAGGTTGCAAGCCATGTTGTGAATGGAAAGGTGGCCAGTTCTTTGGCACTCATAAAGAATATATTGAATCAGATTACTTAAAAGAATTTAAGGAAATGATGTACAATGATGATATGAATGAGGCATGTATAGAATGTATTCATAATGAAAAGATTCAAAAACTAGGCGGGTCGAGAAGACAGCGGTTCATGAAATATGATATTGATGGTGGATTAGTAAGGTTAGATTTTAGGGCTGGAAATAAATGTAATATGAAATGTAGAATGTGTGGTTCACATTCATCATCTCTTTGGGAAGACGAAGATAATAAGTGGGGATCAAATGTATATTTAGATCCACCTCATGTTATTCCAAGATTAGATACATCAGATGTATATAATATCGATTTCACATCTTTGCAGAAAGTTATGATTCTAGGCGGTGAGCCTTCAGTTGATTTAGAAGTAAGAAAGTTTATAGATCATATTAAACATCTAGATTGTTTTGTTGGTATAACTACTAATTGTTCCAACGCATCTGAGAAATGGTTTCGTTCATTAGAAACTATTAAAAAATTAGAGCTTGATTTGTCAATAGATGGCTGTGGTCCTGTAGCAGAATATCAAAGGCATGGTGTTACTTGGGATAAGATCAAAACTAATCTATGGAAATATAAAGCATTATTTAATGGAGATAAAGGTGCTGTTCAAATAGATGATATTATGTATCACAATTCACTTACGAGGTGGAAAGATGCAAATGGCACATGGGGTGATGCTCATATAAACTTTGCAGTAACTGCAATTAACTTTCCTATATTAGATACATGGTGGGATGAGTTAATGGATTTTGAAATACAAACATTTTTTAGTGTAGTTCATTTGCCATTGTCACATAGCATAAATGCAATACCAAAAGAATATTTAGATTATCAAATAGCTTGGTTAAAGAAATGGATTGATGACGGTAAAGCAAATAATATTAACCGTAAACAAGCTGCTGAGATGGCTATAAGTGTAATGGAAAATTCAAAGTATGATCTGTTTTGTCATGAACAATTTGTAAAGATAACAAAAGAATTGGATAAGCGAAGGGATGAAAATATATATGATTTAGATGAAAGGTTTGAGGATATAATGAATGAAAGATAATGGTGTAATATGCATGTTGCCTTGGGTTCATACCACCGTGAGTATGAAAAATACTTTGAGGCCTTGCTGTAGATTTAGAGTGGGTAGAGAAGATGAAGGTATAACCGCTGACTCTGAATCAGATATTAAAGATAAATTTAGATGGTTACGTACAGAAATGTTAGCAGGCAGACCTGTAGAGAAGTGTTCATTGTGTTATCAACAAGGTGACAAGTCTATGAAGTGGACAGCTAATAAAGAATTTGATTTAGAAAATGCAGAGCTTACAGAAGATTTTGATAAGCTAAGGTCAGTAGAATTATCCCTAGATAACCTATGCAATCTTCAATGCAAGATGTGTGATTCATTATTCTCAAGTAAGTTATATGATAGGGACAAGTATCTAATAGAGGTACATAATCTTAAAGGTAGAAACCCAACAAAGATACCTAAACAAAGAATTGAATTCCTCAAGGGCCTTGATATAGATTGGCATGCATTAGAACATATTAAAATTCTTGGTGGTGAACCATTCTTCTCACCTAATTTCCCTAAGCTAATTGATTTTCTATTAGAACATTCTGAAGTAAAGAATGTCACATTAGAGATTGTAAGCAACTGTACAAATAGATTAGATCAAGATATGATTGATAAGTTAAATCAATTTGGGTTTATAATACTTACATGTTCTCTTGATGGCTGTAATGAATTTAATACATATCAAAGATGGGGTTCACCTGGATGGGAGGAGACATTAGATACCTATAAGTGGTATCATACAGTGTTAAACAATATGGTTAAAAAACATATACATTCCACATATACTATTCTTAATTTGTCTGGTCTTGCAAATGATATGAAATACTGGGAAAATAATCACCCTGACTGGTCAGTGTCATTTAACTTTGTTACTACAGGTGAATACTCTCCATACATTGTTCCGACATGGTATAGAGATTGGATATTAGAACAATGGGGAGATAAAGACAACGAGAGAATAACTTTAGCTCGTAAGATGTTACGAGAAAATCAGATTAAATATAAACCATGGAAGACATGGGGATTAGCTATGTTAAAGCTTCATGCCATTGACGGCTATTATGATTCTGAATTAGGTGACTATTGTCCTGATCTAGAAATGTTATTATTAAAACACGATAAGACATATCAACATAATCAATACTATGAAACAATAGAGGACTTTGATGTTTGAATTAGAAACATGCTTAGCTCCACAAGCATCCGTTACAGTAAGTCAAAAAGGTTATATAGCTCCATGTTGCCAGTTTAATCTTTGGCCGGAAGATGAATGGTTTAGTATATATGATTTAGATTCATTACATGAAGCACATGGTACAGATCGGTGGAACAAATATGATTCAGAGCTATCTAAATATGATGGCAGTAATAAATGTCGTACATGTATTCGTGAAGAAGAATCAGGGGCACATTCTTTAAGACAGACTTGGAATGAAAAGATAAAAAAAGAAGATAAGCATATAGAACATTTAGAAATCTCATTAGACTTTACATGTAATATGATGTGTAGATCTTGTGGACCAAGTCAAAGTTCTAAATGGAATGGCAGTTCAATACTAGAAGAATTGCAAATGTTAAATATGCCAGATAATGAAGGTGCATATACTGCAATTAAAAACCCTAGAAATTATCAAGATAATATCAAACGTGTTCTTAGTAATACAGATCTATCGCACTTAAAAGAAGTAACATTAGTAGGTGGTGAACCATTATATTCTAAAAGCTTACCTTGGTTTCTTAGTTTATTGCATGAAGATGTTCGGCTTATAGTTGTTACTAACGGAAGTTTATTACCATCCGATGAGATGTTTTCTAAATTTAAATATGTTAAATTCCAAGTATCTATTGATGCTATTGGAGATTTAGGAACTGCAATGAGAATGAAAGTTCCATTTGAAACCATTGATAAAAACATTAGACAGATGATAAAGAAATATCATATTGGTGTCCACACAACCATTTCTGTACAGAATATAAATAGACTATACGAGCTTGATAAATATTGTGTAAATTTAGGACAGGAGAAGGTACAACATAGCGTTGCATTGCTGCACGATCCTTCATATATGAGAATAGATATCATACCTCTTGAAATTAGAATGAAGTGGTTAACTGATAATAAGGAAATAAATCCGTATTTAAATATGCCATATAGAGAATCAATAAGTGATGTGCAACACTTTTTAGAAAATATGGAAATAATGGATGATGAATCATCAATTAAATTTAAAGATGCTAACCCAGAAATAATGGATATACTAAATGAAATGTAGAATGGCATGGTCGCACTTAGACTTTAAGAAGGGAGGATATGCTCCCTGTTATAGGTTTAAAAATTATGCTGGATATTGGGATCACTCTAGTGATGATAAGCTTCCATCTCAAGTAATAAATAATTCAGATTTTATATCTGTTAGAAGACAACTACGTAATAACCAATGGCCCAAAGGTTGTATCGATTGTAAACGTCAAGAGTCAGAAGGTATGTCCTCATATAGAACTCGTTCATTGGAAGAAGAGGATGATGTTAATCGTACCAATAAAGTATTTACTCCTGTAGATTATGATAGTGACACTGCTGTAATAAAAGATTTACAATTAAAAATGTCGCGAGCATGTAATTATAATTGCAGACATTGTGACTCAGCATCTAACTCTTCATTTGAAAAACTAGGTCATCAATTTCCTGAGATAGAGAATGAATTAAAAACTAAATATGAATTTAATCACATATCAATGGCAGGTAATAATAAAATTGTTATACCAACCGATGAAGTTATGGATGATCTATTTGAAAATATTATGCCTACTGTTGAACAACTTGAATTTTCTGGCGGTGAACCATTTTATCAACATGAAATGTATAAGACATTACAGAGATTGATTGATGGTGATTTTGCTAAGAATATAACATTAGTGTTTAATACTAATATGAGTATATTAGAGCATAAGAAATATAAGATAGCAGATTATCTGCCTCACTTTAAAACAGTTAATATCACATGTTCTATGGATGGTACAGGTAAACTGTTTGATTACTTTAGAGTTGGTGGAGACTATAATAATGTTATAAATAATATTAAAGAGATTGCACCATTAGTAGATACATTTTTATTCGTATGTACAACAAGTGCATATCATGCCTTCTATATGAATGAAATATATAATGATCTAACTGAATTGCAAAACTCTATTAAAACAAAATCATCTATAAGATCAACGTTTGTACATTGGCCTAAAGCGTTAGATATTATTAATTTAGAAGAAGATGTTAAAAGTAAAATTATGGAAACATTAGAAGTGAATGAGTTTACTAAAGAGTTTGCTATACGAATGACTCAATCTAAAGGCGAAATTGAGCCTTGCTTTAAAGGATTAGTAAAGACTCAAGATCTATTATATGATAAATCATGCCAAGAAATGGCTCCTAAAATTTGGGATTATATATGCAGTTAACTATTGAAGTAACATCTAATTGTCAAGCTCAATGCCCTGGTTGTATTCGTAAGAATGTTATAAACCCAACTACTGGAGAAATAGGTTATACTAAAGGTGTTCCTAAGAATGTTAACATGACCCTTGAAGCACACAATAGATTAATAGATGAGGCAGGAGAAGATTTAAATTGGGTAAGTTATGACGGTGGATTCGGTGATTCACCATTGCATCCAGACTTTTTAGATATGATAAGACATGTTGTGTCTAAACCACAAATGCAAATCGTTGCTATATCAACCAATGGAAGTTATCAAACCGAAGAATTTTGGTTTGAGTTAGGACAGATACTTAATGAAAATCAACCACATGACCCAGAATATTTCGGTGACTTACCACGAATGGAGAGAGGCCATTTAGTATTTTGGGATTTAGATGGTGTTGATAATGAAACACAAAATAAATATAGGGTTAAAACAAATTTTGATAGGATCATCCGTAATGCTAAAGCTTATATAGCTGGTGGTGGTTATGCTGTATGGAAGATGATTCCATTTGACTTCAATGAAGAATTAGAAGAGCGTGGAATGGAGTTAGCTAAAGAGCATGGCTTTGCTGAGTTTAGAAGAACACGTGTACATAGAGTAGAACAACAAGCAACGTTAATGGCATTAGCTGAAAAGCAAGGACAAGACTTAGGAGATCTTAACGATGGTGAAATAGACAGGGCTGATCCAGCTGACATTAAAGAAAATATAGAAAAAGCTCAAACATTAATACAAGAGATTCCAATAGATCCTTATAAATCTCCACGAGAAAATATGGCGGTAGCTAAAGAGAAAGCTGGCATTACATGTAAGTGGGCAAACGATACTCCTGGTGGTAATTACCAAGTAAGCCATGATGGTTCTGTATGGAGATGTTGTTGGCATAACTCAGCCTATCAATTTAGAACGAGATTAAATAGTGGTGATAGAGATGGGTGGGAAAGGTTTATACAATTCTATGCGGATGACTGGAATAACATATATACTAATAGCTTCCAAGAAATTATAACTCATCCGTTTTTTACAGAAGATTTGTATGAAAGTTTTGATAATGATTATGATGATCCTATTAATCCGAAGTTAAAGGTATGCACTAACAGGTGCTCTAATTTAAATTTACAAGAAAGTGAGAGGTTTTGCTAATGATAAAAGATAAAAGTATAATATATAATAAAGATGAAATAGTTGAAGAATGGAATATAGAATTAAATTTAGACTATGACCATTTATTAGTTGGCATGTCAGGAGGAATGGATTCATCTATTCTATATTGGATGATGGCCTATCATATGGATAAGAATAATTTAAGTGGAACACTACATGCATATTCATGTATCCATGAAGAGAGACCATGGCAAGCACATCACGCTAAGAAAGTAATTAAATATGTGAAAGAACAATTTCCTAATATTAAATATGGAGTACATACAATTGCGACTACGCCTGGAACATCTTATATTGATAATGGTACTGCACTACAATGGAAGACAAGCTATGAGTTAGCGCAAAGCGATGGTGGAACTGTAGCTACGTATAATGGTGTGACACTTAACCCACCAGACGAATTAGGTAAATATATATGGCGACACTCATGGGGTAGACGTGCTGTCGGAAGAGATGTATCTACACTTGACAAATGGGAAAAGGTTGATGGTGAACAGATAGAACATAACAACGAAGATTTTTTTGTGAAGGCTGGTTTACATTGGGAAGAAGATGGTTCGCTTGTACATTGGGGAACAAATGATGAAGAGCAGGAACAAGCAGCGAGAGATCATAACGAATATCATATTCAGCATTATCCATTTTGTACTCAAGATAAACGTGTAGTACTTGCATTCTATAAGAAGTATGGACAATTAATATCTTTAGGAGAATTAACTAATTCATGTGAGGGTCATATTAGTATGAGAGGTGATCCTAAATATTCCAAGCCTTGTCATTGGTGTTGGTGGTGTATAGAAAAAGAATGGGCTACAAGCGAAATCTTTCACTATGATCCAATAAAGAGTATGGAAGACTGGCCAGCATTTCATAACTAATGTATAGCTACTCTGACATAAGACAGGTTCATCTTGAGCCGACGCAGAAGTGTCAGGCTAGATGTCCTATGTGTGATAGGAATGAAAACGGTGGTAAAGATAATAAGTATCTAACTAATGCCGACCTATCCTTAATGGATATAAAAATGATTATGCCTAAAGAATTTGTAAGGCAACTTGATAATCTCTATATGTGTGGTAATCATGGTGACCCTATGATGGCACCCGAAGCATTAGAAATATGTAAATGGTTAAAGGAAGTAAACCCAAAGATTAGACTTGCAATGAATACAAATGGTGGTGCAAGAAGACCAACATGGTGGGCAGAGCTAGCACAAGTTATTGACCATGTAACATTCTCTGTTGATGGTCTTGATGATACTAATCATCTATATAGACAAGGAGTAACTTGGGAAAGAGTTGAAGCTAATATGCATGCGTTCTGTAGAGCTGGTGGTAATGCTAAATGGGAATTTTTAGTATTCAAACATAATGAACATCAACTGGAAGAGGCCGAATTATGGTCAAAGACACTAGGGGTAAAAACGTTTAGCGTAAAGAAATCAGGTAGATATATTTCTAGCGCTACTTTAAAAAAGAAAGATTCACATCAAGCAAAGGATAGACATGAACAACACACACAACTCTTGGAGCCACCTACTATGGCGCGCTTTAAGAACGCCGCAAGTAAAGACTTTGATAATATCACTGCTAAATTTGGCAACATGGATTCTTATTTGGATGTGGCTGACATAGAACCGAAATGTATAAAGAAGAAAGAAATATATATTTCAGCTGAGGGATATGTATTCCCTTGTTGTTGGACCGCTGGTCAAATGTATAAATGGTGGCAAAAACCAGGTGAGGCACAGATATGGGAACACATAGATCAGTACGATATTAATGGAATCACTACACCTATAGAAGAAATTATAAATACTTTTTTTAATTCAATAGAGGAAGCATGGGAAGTTGGGCCGGACCGATTAAAGGTTTGTGCTCTCAAATGTAATAAAGCATTTGACCCATTCGCAGCACAATGGCAGTAATAGCATGGACGCCTGGAATGGGTGGTGATATGATTCGCACATGTCTTATGTGTTTGACAACTCCTGGTAAATGGGAATATAAACCTGCTCGTCCTGAATTTTATGAAGAGAATAAACTGGCTTTACACTTTCAAGGATTTTGGGATGTATTATATCTTGATAATAAGTTTGTAAGCTTTATTGATTGGAGAGGACAAGCGCAAACAAAATTAGGTGAAGGAACTATACATGGTGCACATTATATTGAATCAAACCAAGATACAATAGATAATGTTATGGATTCTGGTAAAGGTCATGTAACCTTTATAACTGTTAATGATATACGTTATTTAAAGTTAGCACAAAAGAATTGGTTAATGAAGTCTAGTGTTACAGATGGAGATAAGAATAGTATAGCTTGGTGGGACAATGAATATGAAAAAGCATTTATTAGGCGGCAGCAAATATATGAACCTAATAAGAGTTTATTTGATTTGGGTGATAGAAAGCATTGTTTCTGGATGGATACAATTTATAAATGGGAATCATTTAAACAAGAGCTAGATAATTATATAGGCTTTTATGATATACCATTTGAAGAAAGACAATATAAGAATTGGGATATAGTACAAAAATTTTGGCAGGAATGGATGGATGCGCAAAGGTTACCATGGCAATAGGAAATAAAATAGTTTTATCTTGGCCTCCTGGTACAGGCGGGGATTTTGTACGGTCTTGTCTATATGTAATTATGCATCATGGTAATTGGGAATACAGGCAATGGGAAGAACATGAAGAACCTATTGACGGCTGGACTGAGATTAGTGCTGATCCATATCCTAAGGCTCTAGTATGGAATAATAATCTTATATCTTTTATTGATTACAAAGGACAAGTACAGTCACCTGTTATGTGGAAACATTTTAGATGGAATGAATTTCTTGAGGGCAAGAAAAATGAATTAGGTATTACTGCTTTAAAAGCAGATTTATATAGACTTGTATTTTGTATTCATAAGCGTCATCATACAGAAACTAATGTTGACCAATTAATGGAAATTCAGAATGAAGCATATAGACTTGATGATTTAAACCCAGTCGTTACATATATTTGTGCCAAGGATACTAAGTATCTTAGGTTAGCACAAGAAAATTGGAATTTAAAAACTCATGAATATAATCATTATATTGCTAATCAAGAAATAAATTGGTGGGATACAGCGCTAGCTGAGACTATTGATTGGAGAGATAGAAACCCAGAGAAAATTAATCATACTTTATTTGAGTTTGGTGATAGAAAACATATGATGTTTATGGATAGCTTTTTTGAATGGGAAACATTCAGACAAGAATTAGAATGGTTTAGGGGGTTTTATCATAACGCAGGTTGTATGCCAGTGCAAAATGATGCCCATTGGTATGTAGTTAAACAATTTTGGCAGGAATGGATAGATGGACAAAAACTTAAAGTGGAGTGAGTATGACTTCGGTCAAATACCTTTCGACGATATAGAGCATTTTGGCACACGTTCTATGCTGGATAGGGACACGTTTACAGTATCTTGGTTACTAGGAAGATTCTGTAATTACCGTTGTTCTTATTGTTGGCCTTATGCTAGGTCAGATAAGAAAGACCATAGACCACTTAAAGCAACTATAGGAACTATTAATGAAATCAAAAGACAAGCAAGAGAAAGAGGATTTAATTCGTTTCACTTCTCACTTTCGGGAGGCGAACCGACATTTCATCCGCAGTACCTCGATATTGTACAGCATCTTAATAATGATGTTCCTAATTGTAATTTTCATTCCCTTCACATGACCTCAAATGTTTCTCGACCAATACAATGGTTTGAGAAATATTATCAAGCCTCAAAGGATATGCATAGAGTATCTATTACAGCTTCTTACCATAGGGAACATGTCAATACTCCAAAGAAGGTTATTGAGTTTGCAGACAAATTAGAATTTTGTCAAGAACATAATATACAGATTACTATTAATATAGTTATGGTACCTGAATTCTTTGAACAATTTTATGAGGAGGCATTATACTTTCATGATCGTGGTATTAATGTAACGCTTAAACCTCAGAGTGATCCGACAGCTTCATTCGTTGTAGATGGATATACAGATGAACAGTTAAAGACTCTACATAATGGAATGCCTCAAAGGGGATATACTCAGGAAAAATCTACAGTAGAAAGACCTCATTATAAATGGAGAGATGCTGCGGTAGATAATAAGTATGGCAAAGTACCTGCCCACTTTGAAATAGAATTCACTGACAAGTACGGGAAGAAATGGTATATGGATCAAGCAGAAAGATTCAATGCCTTTAACTTTAATAACTTTAATGGATGGGAATGCTCATCAGGTTATAGAAGTATTATTATACGTGAACCAGATGGTACAATCAAAAGAAGTTATTCTTGTCATGATGAACCATTAGGTCAAATAGAAACTGGGTTTAAGTTATATGATGGACCCAAGATATGTACAACAAGCGCATGTGTATCTTCAGCTGATAGCAAGATACCTAAACGCAAACCAGGAAATATGATACCATTATGGACAGTGTAGACCTTTTTGGTCAAAAAGGTCGATACCGTCAGGACGGTGTAGAAGGGCCTTTTGGGCCAATAGAAAAATACCCACCTATTATAAAGACAACACCTAATGTGCCGGTCGACCAGCCAGGTGTGGAAGGCCTTATAAATACTTTTGAGATGAGAGAACTTCAGCTTGAAGCTGCGTTAGTTATAAGCTCACATAATGCAAACAATATTTGGATAAAACAATTTAAGGCAGATCATAACTCGGAGGAATTTTATAAGAATGTCATCAGATGGTATATTAATGAATACGGAGGACTTCCTAGCGAAGTCGAACCCGGAAATAAAATACAACTTCTTTACGTTTAAGTGGGGAGATAAATATGGACCAGAATATGTTAATAGATTATACGCGAGTCTGGTAGAACATTGTGATGTTCCTTTTGCTTTCACTTGTGTTACTGACAATAGTGCTGGGATACGTCCTGAAGTACTTCTTTTAGATTACAATCAAATAGGTCCAGACTCTTGGAGATCTTACGGTCAAGATAAGATTTTTACTCGTGAGAAACTTTGTCTTATGGATCTAGATATTCCCGGCACAAAAGGTTGGATTGATTTAGATGTATTGATTAGAAAAGAAGTCACATCTATGGTGACTAGAGACTTTAAGAAGCCTACCTTTATTCTTAATCATTGGAATATGAAAAAAGAAAATTCATTCAAATGGTTTGGTAAAGGATCTGACTGTCATGTGAATAGTAGCTTTGTAATGTGGAAAGATGATGTTGCGCAATGGTTGTTTGATTATACTGACAAGCATTTAGAGAAGCTAATGTTCACTTATAAATCCTTAGATAAATACTTATATTACCAACATTGGCGTACAGATAGATTAACATTTTGGGAAGAGGGATTAGTAGATAACTTTAATTTTAGTGATCCGCCTCATATAAAAAGGAAAGGAGTGAGAGTAACTTTATTTAATACCTCACATATTATTATACAAGGCATGGATATAGAAGCATACGAGTTACATGAAACAGAAGGTATGTGGCCGTGGGAATATTGGATGAAATATGACAAAAGTTGATGCGTGGATATACACACAAGTAACAACATTTAGCGATGCTGAAACAATTGCTATTGTTGGACCGGCTGGTAAGAGAAATTTATATGACGAATTTAAACAGATAAAATCTTTTAAAGAAGTTAATATGTATGACTATGATCCTGCACGTGGAAAAGATGAGAATATAATTAACAAAGATGTTGTATTTGATATAGAACTAAAAGAAGATCTTATTATAAATTATGCGTGTGAGAAAATGTGGCCCTTAGGTAAGATATATAAGGATAGAGAGTTTATATTAGTGGGTGATAATGAAAGGCATAACGGTGATTGTAATCCTATAACGAGTAATAGAATGTTAATAGAACAGAATGGGATAGAAGAAATTTGGTCATTCAATGAATTTACAAGATGGAAAGGTAAATATTTTGTGGTGTTTGGATGCAATTAGTAGATACATCAACGCGTCAACGATCAAGTGAGGCAGATCATTTAGGTGCTGATTTAAAAAATAATAAAACTCAAGATCTAGACATATATTATAATATGCTTAAATGGTTTCACAGGAATTATCCTGAAAGGCTAGATAGGTTTATTGAGAGTTGTTCGCCTAACCAGATAGAAGGTAAGACCTGGTTAGTAGAAGAGCTAGACAATGTACAGATACCACGTGATGAAGAAGGTAAATTTAAGATTGAAATCGTTGGTGGTTGGTTTGGTTTTCCTATGATAGATTTATTATACGAAAAGTATGGTGATGAAATAAGAGCAATAGATTTTTTTGATGTGGATCCATTTGCTGCTAAAGTGTTTGGTGTATATCTAAGTATGTGGGATGTAGATATGCAAGATGTTAAAATATTTACTAATGCTCAAGGAGATTATTTTAATTATAAAGAAAAGCGAAGAGCACATTTAATAATAAATACATCATGTGAACATATGCCTGATATGATTGATATGAAACAATACTACTTTGATCCTGATAGAACATTGTTAGTATTACAAAGTAATGACAAAGATGATGAGCCTGATCATATTAATTGTGTTGAGAGTGAAACACAATTAGCTGAAAAGAATGGCATAGCTTTATTAAATGGCGGATGGCGAACAATGAAAAGTAAAGTACTTAAACGAGAAATACAGGGTGGAGATAAAAAGAAAATCTCTTGGTGGAATAGATATATGGCAATGGGAAAATGGACTTAGAATTATTTTTGTGGGCAACCTTTTTAGGATTCTTATGGTGTCAGGTAGTTACACACTATGCTGTCTCTGTAGGACTACATAGGTACTTTGCTCATAACCAATTTAAAACAAGCTTATTTCATGAGGTTGGCTTCATAATAGGAATTATGATTGCATGTGTTCGTACACCTATTGGTTGGGTGGCAAGTCACAGAATGCACCATGCAGATACAGAGGGACCATTAGATCCTCACGATGCTAAACAAATAGGTTATTGGAAAGTGGCAACTACCACTTGGGATTTGAAACATGTGCCTATTAAATTTGCAAAGGATCTATATGATAACCCAAGACTTGTATGGGCTCATGAGAATTGGGATACATTCTTATGGTATTACTGGGCTGCATGTATGTTAATCTCACCTTATTTCTGGTGGGCTGCAGCATTTATGCCTTATGTATTTGCTAAGGTTGGATTTGGTATGTTAAATATATTTGGACATTGGAATGGACCAACTGATGGTGTTTGGATGAATTGGATTTTGGGTGGTGATGGATATCACAAAGTACATCATGAACATCCATATAGATTAAAACTTGGTAAGTATGATTTAGGTGGTTATTTAGCGGAGAGATTTTGGAAAAAGAAACTTTAAAAAAATCCCAATGGGTAGATGTACCTATGTCAGAAGATGTTTGGCATCTCCTGAAAGAACAACGTGTATCTGAAACTTATTACAACCGTGGGTCAGGTAAAGCCACACAAGAATTAGAATGGCTTGAGGCAACACATAGAAACTGGGTTCATGAGATTACTGACTTAAGTGACTTCCCATACTGTTATGTTACTAATGGTACAACAGATGCAATCCATCATTGGTTACAAACAGAAGATCGTCAATGGCAATACATTAAAGGCGACTATGAATACCCTAATATAATCGATGCTGGTACAGAGATAGAACATTCATATTTTATTGACCCGCATAAAGTATTATACCTATCTAATCCATTTGCTGGTGATGGTATGTTTAGAGATGTAGAAGTTGATTGCCCTGTTATATTAGACTGTACATATGTGTCTAGTACTGCTATACAAAGAATACACATACCAAAAAATACTGAACAAGTTATGTTTAGTTTCTCAAAAGGATTTGGTATGATAGGAAACAGATGTGGTTTAGTCTATACAAAGAAACCTCATAAGACATTGCACTTATTAAAAGAATTTGAGAATTGGAATTATGCCAATGTTAAAACTATGCATCTTGTTATGAGTAACTTTACTGTTGATGAGATGTTCCATGAAAATAGAGAAAGGCAATTAGAGCTATGTCAAGAATATAGCTTAGTACCAGCTGATGTTTTTTTCCTTGCCCAGAGTGGTGATAAATATTATAAAAGGAGAAGACGAATGCACGACAGTCCAACAGCAAGGCTTTGCTTAACACCTCTATGGTAGTACCAACTTATTTAGGATTATCTCTATCTGAATTAAATCCAGATAATATAGCTGAGTTAATTGGTAAAGCAGGTGTAGTTGTTATACGTGATAGTGGAGCAACGCCCGAAGAATATGCTGAATGGTCATTAGGTTTAGGTTATCATTTAAGCCCAGAGATATGGTGTACAGATAAAGAACATTCTAATTTGTTTTGGACTGTAACTAATGAGATGATGGATGATAGGAACCAAGGATTATTTGGTGACTATGAATTAGATTGGCATACAAACATGACACCAGTCGCTGATGCAGAAGAAGTGATAGGCTTATATGCTAAGACGATTACTTATGAAACTGAGACTTGGTTTGCTAATTCAATACCATACTTTAATCAATTACCTGAATCAGAACAAGAAAGATTGAGAGCCTTAACCGTTGTACTTGACCCTAAAAGAACATTAGGGGTTTATCAGGCAGCTTGGCAACCTGCATTTAAAAAGATATATGGTCAAGAAGTTCTTGATGAGATTAATAAGAATAGAAATACTCGTGAAGTATTCAATAGTATTAATATGGAACCTGAGAATAAAGAAAAGTTTGGGGCGAGTAGAGGTATAATGAATAATCATAGGCTTGTAGTTAATCACCCAATAAAAGGTGTTGAGGGTTTATTCTTTAGTCCATATGAAGTGCATGGATTTTTAAAAGATGGTAAACCTTATTATGGAGCAGAGTCATTATATTGGAAGTTATGGAATGATTATGTATGTAATGATAGATACATATATAAACATACGTGGCAAGAAGGTGATATATGTTTGTTTGATAATATAATAGGAATACACAGAAGACCAGATATACTTAAAGATAAACCAAGAAAATTATTACGTACAGCTAAATGGTATAAGTCACATATGAGGAGACACCATGATTATGTTGTATAAATATAACTATGGAAGCAAGAACAAAATATAAATTACCGACACATGGTGAATTAAAGCATATCGATATAGATCTTGATAAGCTTCAAGCAGCAACAGATAAATTAGCTGCCGAATATGTCGATGTCAAGACCGCTAATAAAATGTTATGTGATAATCATATGGCATTGAGTAAATCTGTATACGATAACTTTATGCAAATAAACTTAACTGAATTTGGTGGTGATAAAGAATTAAAATATACAGATAGTATAAAAGAGCGTCTTCGTAGAGGTGAAGAAAAATTATATAATAAGCCTAACGACAAATATATAGGAAGTTACTTTGAAGAAATAACTAGCCAATTTAAATGTGATAAGATGAGAGTTCGTATCACTAAACTTGATCCTGGTACTGATGTACCTATGCATATTGACTATGACCCTACCTATGCAACTAGAGTTGTCATACCAGTATACACAAACCCTAAAGTTAAAAATAGATTTAAGGTTAGAGGTGAAGAAGTTGAAACACATTTAGAAGCAGGCAAAGCATATTTCTTTAATACCGGTTTTGCTCATGGAGTATTTAATGAGAGTGATGAACCACGTATAGCCTTTATGTTTAGCTTAGATGGACAAGATGATATAACTGATATAAAATTATAATATGAATTTAGATATTGAGCACTACGTCTATAAGGCGAAATGGATTGACGACTCTATTTGTGATGAAGCCATTAAAGTACTTAATGAGGAAAACACCTGGCTACCATTCCCTAAAGATGTAATCAATGCATATCCCGATGCTCCAAGAGCACAAGACGGTATTAAAGGATCTACACTCAGTATTGATTGGGCACAATTCTTAGGTGATCCTAGTATACCTGAACAAGATAGAAATTATGGTTTAGCCCATTTAAAAAATCAAGATGTATTAAATAAAGTTAGATCTTGTATGAAGGCAGGATTAGATAATTATATTCACGAATATATGAAGGACATAGAGTGGTATGATTACTATACAGACTTTACTGATCCTAAATTTATGAAGTATACTGAAAGTAATGACATGATGGAACATTGCGATCATGTAAGATATATATTTGATGGTAAAAAGAAAGGCATTCCTACAGTTTCTATTGTAGGTAATTTAGGTGATGACTTTGAAGGTGGTGCAATAAGATTTTGGGATAAGACAGATTACTATATGAAAAAAGGTGAGCTAATGTTTTTTCCTAGTAATTTTTTGTATCCTCATAGGGTTAGAACAACAACTAAAGGTTTAAGATATTCTCTTGTGAGTTGGGTATGGTAAATATATTAGATTATACTGACAAGCAGTTTAAAGAATTAGCAAAGAAAATTATTCAAGATGGTTCAGTAGTACTCCATGACCAAAACCTAACACGAGAACAACACGTTGAAGCATGTGCACGTTTTGGTGAACTCGAGAAACAAAGTTATTGGATGAATCCTAAAGACACCCCTGAAATTAGTATTGTATCTGGTCAAGTTGACAAAGAGGGTAATGCTATTGGTATGTTCAGAGATCAGGAATTAGAGTGGCATGTTAATGGTGCAGGTAGACATAAGTTAACAGAATATTGTGTATCATTATATTGTGTAGAGGAATGTGTAGATACTGTATTATCAATATGTAATTGGACTGATATGTTTGCTGATCTATCCGAAGAACAAAAAGATTATTATAGAAGCATTGATGTTCATTTAGATGGAGCAGGTGTAAGCTTATGGCCCAATAGTAATTATAGAGGTAGAGAGGGTGAGTTTAATGTAAGCAATGAATATTATAAAGAAGTTATTCAAGATGATGATAGACGACCACTTGTTGGTAAGCACCCAATAGATGGTAGAGAATATCTATATTTTCTAATTCAATATTTAAAAGAAGCATATATAGGTGATAAGCAATTAGACATCGATGAATTTTATGCTGACCTATGGCCGAAAGTATTTAGGTCGAAGTATATGTTTCATCATGTATTCAGGAGAGGTGACCTACTCTTTATGGACCAATTACACACAATACATAGGAGATCGCCGATACACTTTATGGACAGAATGTTATGGAGGACAGCGTTTGACTACTCAAATATTAAATTTTAGTGATGAACAATTAAAAGACTTAGCTGAAGAACTTATTGCAAAGGGCCATGTTATACTTTACGATCAGGTTATGACCATGGACCAATATGTTGAAGTGTGTAATCGCATAGGTAATTGTGAGTATTATAATTACTTTATGAATCCACCTGAAAGGCCAGAGATTAGTTTTGTGTCAGGTGAGAGAGATGAGAACGGTAAAGTCTTAGGTGTCTTTGGTGATAGCGAATTACAGTGGCATGCAAATGGTGTAGCTCGTCATAAGTTTGACCAAATAATTGTATCATTATATTGTGTAGAGGAATGTATAGACACAGTGCTTTCTATATGTAATCAATGTGATGCGTTTGCTGAATTATCTGAAAGAGATAAGGAAAGATTTAGAAAGATTGATATACAGCTTGATGATAAAAAAGATGCTATATATAAAATGTCTGACCATGATTTACCTGATCATCCAGCAAGAGAACGTGAAATTAAAACTGGCGCTGAATTTTATAAAGAAGATGTAGATAGACGGCCTTTAGTAGGTAAGCATCCGATAGATGGTAGAGAATATTTATATTTTATGGTACCATATATAGTTGGTGCATTTGAGAATGGAGAACGAATTAATCATGAAGCTTTATATGAAGAACTATGGGAAAAGTTATTTAATTCAAGAAATATGAAACATCATGTATTTAGGAAAGGCGATTTATTGCTTATGGACCAGTTACATACAACTCATAGGAGATCGCCCGTTAAAAGAAAAATAAGAAAATTATGGAGGTGTGCATTTGACTATTCAAATATCGACTTTACCTAGAGATAGACTTAAGTGGGAACTAACTAAAACCCAAATAGCAGGTCATAGTATATGGTATGACCAAGGATTAGATGCTAATGGTTTAACAGAATTCATGAATTCAATTGGTGAATGTGAATGCCCTGACCTATTCATGAACCCTAAGAATACACCTGAGATCTTTATAGTCACTGGTAAGAAGGATAAGCATGGTAAGAAGCTTGGCATGTTTGGTGATACTGAACTTGGTTGGCACTCTAATGGTAACTCAAGACACAACGTTGATAAAATATTAATTGCTTTATATTGCGTTGAAGAAGATGATAATACTTGTTTGTCTATATGTAATACAACTCGACCATTCCAGGCTTTAACAGATGAACAACAAGAATACTATAGAGATATTACAATTAAACTCAAATTTAAAAATAATACTATATATAATTTAGAAGAAGGTGATCCAGAATTAGAATTCATGGAAGCTAGCAAAGGATCTATACGTAAATTAATAGGTAGGCATCCACATACTGGCCAAGAGTATTTCTATTTTCCATATCATTTTATAGAGAGAGTTTGGTATAAGAAAAAGAAAATTGACGGTAATAAACTTATACAAGAGTTGAAGCAGGTTATATTTAAATCACAATACCAAACACATCACATATTTAAAAAGGGCGATCTATTATTAATGGATCAATTTACTTCGTTACATAGGAGGACTCCAGTGTATGACAATAATAGATTACTATGGAGAGTTGCCTGTGACTATAGGAAGATAATGTGAAAAAAATAGTTGCTGTAGCATTTAGTTATGCAGAAAATTCTATGAACATGAGAGGCTTAACCCTCATGGATGAATTGTTATTTTTTGATGGCCAATATGATATGAATGATTTTAATATGCCTCTTTGTAATTCAAATAAATCAGATGGAAATGTTCCAGAAGGTGTGAATAAATTCATAAAGGTTATGAGAGATGCTGACATATTAGTGTTTGCTATACCTGAAGCTACAGGACATTATGCGGCTGCGTTCAAGAATGCAATGGATTGGTTAATATGTGAGTCTAAGTTTAATAGTGATATTGCAGTTGATGGTGCATTTTATAATAAACCAGTATGGGTTGTAACATTCACTCCTGTGATTCCCGCGGTAACTCCGGGTGAAAGTTATGAGATAGGTGCTGGAGGCCGACACTTTGAAATGACAAGACACCTATTAAATGAGAAGATGGGTGGAGCTGTGCATCAAGAGATGTTTGTGTTTAATGATGGATGGCAACATTGCAGACCAGGAAATGTTGATTGGGTAAGAGATGCTTGTAATGAAATACTAAGAGCAATAGATTTTGATCCTGGTGAAAGGGCACCATCATATTCTATGAAGGATAGACCAGTAAAGTGGCTTAAACGATACGAAGAGTGGGATGCTTCATGGAAGGAATAGCCGAATACATTAATGTCGATTATAATAAAGAGTATCTAATACGAAAGCATAACGATGCGCGCGGTGCACATGGTAAAGAGTATATCGAATGTGGAACCGAATCTCACATCCTTAGAGATAACCCAGACTATTACAGACAATGGGATCATATACTTACAATCATGTGTGGTGTTCATATAGGTATGTGCGAACATGGTACAGGTTTTAATTTAAATGGAACTCTAAAAGCCGGGGTACCGCCCCATATAGATTTTGATGATAGAGAAGGTAATGGATTTAATTTATTATTACCTATGTTTGGTATAGCTAAGATTAATATATACGAAACCATACCTAGTCAATTAGAATTTAGACATGGCATGACCCATTGGAATATGTTACAAGATAAATATCCACCAAGAAAGATAGGTGAAATAGTTGTAGATAAGCCTGTCTTATTAGATACAATGTACTTACATGATGTACAAGTAATCGATGCGCCTCGTGCAATATTTTGTGTTGCTTGGAGAGGTATAAATAAGACATATAATGAATTTAAAGACCATGCCGAAAAAACACTTACCTGATCCAGAAAAGTATGAGCTAGGCGAGCCATATACCCATCTAGGAATACCATTCCCAAGGTTACCTGCTACCTTTGAAAAGAATTCAGTTCCATTAAAAGAAGATTACAAAATGAGATCTATGGATTACTTAGATACTCCTGAAGCTTATTCGTTATTTGAAAAGCAAGCTGACCTTATAATTGAAAATGGTTGGAAGGGTATTATTGATGTTGGTTGTAGACATGGTCCAGTAGTTGATATATTAATGGATAAAGGATATACTGATTTCAACTATATGGGATTTGATACATCTGCTCAACCTATTGAATATGCTCAAGAGACATGGCAAGAGTTTGATAATATAGAATATCGTGTTATGTCTTGGAATGAATTTGCGCCAGCTGGTGCAAGCAAAGGTCATAAGCAGCTTGGTCAAAACAATAAGAAAGAAACTGATGAGGAATGGTGGTCTAGAGCCGGTGTTAAATTCAAAGTAGACTTCCATGTTGATGTTATGATATGGTCAGGCGTTTTATTATATGAACCAACATATCATTTATGGTTCTTTCATAATATGCATAATGCGTATGGTGCACAAAATGCAATTATACAAGAACCTTTAAAAGACCAAAGGCCAGAATGCTGGAGAGAAGATTTAGAATTAAATACTATTGAGCATAGACTTCATATGTATAAAACTAAATATTATGAATATGAATCTTGGGAATTTGATTTAGATATATTTAGTGGTAGAAGAATAATATCACGTGTTAAATTATGGCAGGATGGTGATTCTAAATGGGAAGATTGGGTAGATACTCATGGTCAGCTAGCCGCTAATCCACACACTGAGATACTTCCATCAGGCTATAAAGTAATACCATATATATTTCGAGGTAAATTAAATTTTGAATTAAGCCAAAGGGATCAGACTTTATGTCAAGTAGCTTTAGAGAAAATGTTTAAAGAGAGACATAGTCATAGGTTAGCAGATAATTATAGCAGAGATAAATTGCATTTAGGCAAAATGTATATGTACAACTTTGTATTTGATGGTGATGAACCAGTCTTCTGCTCGGGTGTACAAAATGTTACTGATAAAGTTGTTAGAGTATTCTCTAGATACTTTGCTTTTGAAAAGTATAAGACAGATGGCACCACACTATTAGAGAAGAATGACAACTTTGAAGAATTACAATATGCTATGCATTGGATCCGTGATAGAATTATATTTTGGAGTAGAGATAAATCTCCTAAGTTCTTTGAAAGGTTAAAAGTTAAAAATGAATTGTTTTCAGAGTGGACTGTACATCCTACAAAGATTAATATAATCTATCCTAATAATGAACAATATATATTTTATACACCAAAGGTTCCAGCTGAATGGTGGAAAAATGGTAACTATGATGGATTTTTTAAATGAAGTTCTATGTTAACGGCACCCGTCGAGGGTTAGGCAAATATATCTATGATAGATTGAATGTAGTCGAGACTCTTGAAGAATGTGATGTATTCATTAATTGTAAGCATGATGGATTCCTTCAGGTGGACTTATTATATAAAGCTTGTGAATTAGGCAAGAGAGTTATCAACATAGGTTCATATGCATCTGACTGGATATTCCATCCACAACAAAAGAAATATACTTATGCTATTGAGAAGAAAGCATTAAGAGATGCTAACTCACAACTGTTTGATAATGGTTATAATACTACATGTTTAAACTTAGGTTATTTGGATAGTGAGAGTGTAGAACATATCACATCAAATAAGATGACACATAGATCTGTTGTAAATAATATTGAATGGATACTCACACATCCTCATCGTGTAAAAGAAATAACTATAACACCTAATGAATCAAAGAAAGAAAATAAGTACAATGACCAGGTCGTTAAAGAAATAGGAACTCTAGCATATGATGAACGTATAACAATATCAGATAACCTACGTGACTATTCAACCATGTATGCTAACTGTTATAAACAATTACACCAGTTCGGTCAATATGATTTAGAAAAGGTTAGAGCTGAAGTAGCTGTGTTATTAGAGGCACATGAATTACATGATAATCAAATTATGTTACAATCATTGGATGGTAAAGACTTCTATACTGGTATCACTCAAGTAAGTAAGATCCCTGAGGGTATAGTTGAGAATGATTTTGATAAGCTCAACGTTCATGAGGATTCAGAGATAGCTAGATTCATAAATGATTTAGGTATAACAAGGGCAAGATTACTTGTCTTACCTGAGAAAACTTGTTATACATTCCATTTTGATCCGACTTCACGAATACATTTAGTGGTAAAAACAAATGAATGGGCCTTTATGGCTGATGAAAAGTGGAGATTATTCCATATGCCTGATGATGGTTATCCATGGTATGTTGACACTACATATCCACACACCGCAATTAACTCAGCACTTGAAGACCGCATACATATAATGGGTCGTGCACCGCAAAAACCTTATAAATAGAAATATGATTGAGAAAATACTAGCGGGGACTCTCGCACTTTCGGTAGGTGGATGTAGCATGTTAGGCGGTTTCAACGCACTAGATCCCAAAAACCTTATTAAGACAGCAGCAACAACTGGTGTCACATACGTAATAGCAGGCCCCTTAGCAGCCGCGGGCAATGCTGCAACATCTATAGCAGTTGATTCAGTTCTACCTGATGACAAACCTGCAATAGGTGATATTGAGGCTGGAAACGAAGAACAATTGAGGGCATATATGTTTCAAAACCTAACACAAACAGTACTATACGCGGTAATCGGATTCTTAATATTTACTAATGTTGTTGGACCATGGGCTGCACAGCGTAGAGCAAAGAGAAAAGCTGAGCAAGTAGCAGAAGACCAACGTCGTAAAGATAAATATGACGCAATGAAAGCTGAATTAACTGCGCGTCGAAATAAAGAATAGTATAAATATACTTGTAAGTAAGCGAGAATATCGAAATAGTCAGTAACACGGAGAGACACTCCAGATCGATCGGTTATGATTGCAATCTTACGTTTTTTTTAACTTAAGGAGAAGTATATGTTTAGACAAATGATTAAGAAGTCTATCCAAAAATCTCAGCATTGCAATCGCAACTGGGATTTAACACAAGAGATGCCTCAGGCAGATATCGATCTTATGATTGAAGCTGCTACACAGTGTCCTACTAAGCAAAACCTTAACCACTATAAAACCCACGTAATAACAGACCGTGCTATAATCGAACAGATTGAAGCTGCGACTGCTATTCCTGATTTTGGTTCTGAAGACAATGACTTCAGAGGCTATGATGGCGTTCAGGGTTATGATGGAGGTTTTGGTCCAACTAACTCACAACTATCTGCTCATGCAGTCTTCGCGTTTGTTGAAGATGAGCCATGGCAAATGGGTGAGGAAGTTCGTGAGCCTTCAGAGTCTACTAAGACTATGCATGGCAAAACAGGTGACGGCAAATTGGCTGAGTCTTATAAAGAAGACAGAGACCAAGCTGTTGGTATTGCTGCAGGATATTTAAACCTAGTATCAACTATGATGGGTTATTCTACTGGTTGTTGCAAGTGTTTTCATATGGACAAAGTTAACAAAGCATTGGGAGTACCGGAAGGTAAGAACACTGTATTGTTAATGGGTATTGGTATTGCTGATCCTAGTCGTCAAAGACAGGAACATCATTCTGATGCAAGCTTTAGCTTCGGTTCTCATAAGAATATGAGAAAGTTCGAAACTCACTACGCTTAAACAGTAACACAAAGCCAGCTTCGGCTGGCTTTTTTTTTCTCTATAAATAATAATATGAATCATATCACTAGTCGTAATATAGATAAGAAAGTACAATTAAAAAAGTTAAAAGAAAAACTACATGTTGCTGGACATGATAGAAGCAACAAAAAAGTTAACATGGTAAAAGCCTTAAAAAATTTAATGAAGAGGGAAAAAAGAAAATGATACAAGCATATGACGAAACTTGGCAGTTCTATATTAGACAACTGACTCTAACTTCGAGACGTCCGTTTGTTCAACCTTATCCTATCATTCGTAGTTTATATGATTTTTTAAAAAGCACTGGTGATACCCCTGTATTAGATATTGGATGTGGAGAAAATAATCTAAAGCATTTCTTTCCTAATATAGATGGCATGGACATGACATGCGAAGCTGATATAAAATCTTATGTTGATAGCCAATCCTTTAAAGACGTACCTAAATATAAGTATGGCGTTGCAGTAAATGTTATGAACTGGCCAGATGGAAATACTATCGACAGTAAAATTAAATTAGCATTATCAAAATGTGATAAAGTGTGGTTCAGCATGAATGACTTGCCTACTTTAATAATGCCAATAGAAGAATATAAAACAAAAGAAGCGTGGGAAAAATATGGTAAGGTAGAATCTTTTTGGCATGGTCAAGATCCAGAAACTAAAAAAGATATTCGTGACTATTTAGAAAATGATCTCTTGTATTCACAAATGATGAAAATGCCACATAGAGATGGAGTCCAAGCAACGAGAGGCTTAACGCAACTCCAACAGGATGTTGCAGAGATCTATACTAATGCCGTAGACCATGATGCATATTATGGTGTAGTTCGTGTATTAATAAGTGCAGAAAAAGATTAAAGGCATTCCACCCCATAGTAAATTTCCGTGTAGTTGTGGACGTTCACCTACTGGTAGATGTTGTGGCTGGCATAAGCTAACAGAAGAAGAATATATGATTAAGTTTAAAGAATTTAAAGAGCTCGATAAATTTCAATAATATCTTCCTTACCCTTCACTTTAATATCACCAATCTTTCTAGAGTTATGGAACATATCAGGCGGAAGCTGGTCTCTTGTCATTGAGGAATATATAGTTGGATATTCTGAATAATCTCCCCTACCTGCTGTTGCTTCTAGTCTTGCTGCTAGATTAACTGCATCACCTATCACACTAAAGTCAAATCGAGTTGAGCTACCCATATTACCGATAATTGCTGGACCAGAATTCACACCTGTACCAACATTGATATCAGGTAAGCCTCTATCCTTATATCGTTGTTTTAGTTCTAATGTCTTTGCTTCTATTTCAACAGCAGACTTAACAGCCATCTCAGCATGATTAGGCATATCAAGTGGTGCACCGAACACTGCCATAATACAGTCACCCATAAACTTATCGACCATACCACCATTAGCCAATATAATATTAGTCATCTCATCTAAGAATTCATTGACAAGAACTACTAACCCTTCAGGGTCATCATTGTTCTTATAGAATTCTGATATAGGTGTGAACCCTATAATGTCCATAAACAAATAAGACATATCCTTTCTAGCACCACCTAACTTAAGTAGATCAGGATTCTTTTGTAGTTCTTTGACTTGCCTTGGATCTAAGTAGTGTTCGAACTGTTTCTTGATCTGTTGCTTCTGCCTAAACTCTAATATGAACCTATTAAATGTGGCATGGAATCCTACGATAAAGAATGTCAACAAGGCCCACGTGATATCTACAAGAACTAATTGTGTACTAAACATATATTGGAAGTAATACAAGGCCCCTGCAAATGTACCTATAAGTGATAGACCAATAAACCAGTATGGCAAAAATCTTGTTATAAGAATGATAGCAATACCCAATACAAGACCCGCAAGCAGTTCTATTAAAGGGTCATACCGCTTTATTGTTTCACCATCTAGGATTGTTTGGAGAGTCTGTGCAGATATAACATAGTCATATTGTTCACCTACTGGTGTTGCAACAACTCCACTTAATCCCTCTGCTGTCATAGCTATAATCACTGTTGTACCCGCAAGCGGCGTGAAGTCTTCAGACGCAGCACTCATAGTTTTAAATTCTTTATTCCATCTTACCCAAACTCTAGCTCTTGTATCTGTATTAATTGTAGCATAAGCAGGAACTCGCATAGCACTAATGCCAGCTTCGTCAGCTTTTACTTGATACGATGGGTCACCAACCGCAACTCGTATTGTTTCTATTGCCATGTTAGGATATACTTCCTCGCCTATCTTCATAAGCAATGGCACTCGTCTTACAACACCATCAATTTCAGGAGCGGTATTAATAACACCAACACCTCCTGCACATTCTGCAAGTTTAGGTAATGGACCAACCATACCATTCCACTCAAATAGATATGGTAATGGATCACCTATCTTTGCCACACCTCTCGGTACTGGATTAGATGTTCTCTTTTGTGCTGTACCAACCTGAGCAATGACTACGCCATAACCTAATGTTTCACAAAATACTTCATCACCACCAAACCTATCCTCTTCACTAAATAATATAGGCATAACAATAATACCTGTTTGGGCATTTCTTAATTGTAGTATGAGGTTAGCAAGTATATCACGGTCCCACGGCCATTGACCATGTTCTTCGATTGCTGCTTCATCGATGGTAACTATTGTTACTGCTTCAGAAGGAGTCTTTACTTCATTCTGTAGTACATAGTCAAATGATTTGAGTCTAAGTATTTCTTTGACCCACGGATCTTGAAGACCGATATAGGTTAATGCTATAAGGGTAACAAATGCAATGGTCCAATGTGAGAAGATTTTCTTCATAAAGCTATTTATATTAATTCTGTGTTACTGTTGCTGAACAAGTAGTGTTAGTACAAATTTGTGATAAGTAATAATTTTGGTCTGAACTACTATCTTGTGTCAAGGTTATTGTGGTGGGATTACCACTTAAAATTAAAGTACCATTATGGTCACCTGAACCGTCTTGGGTTATATCTAATGTGTGACTATCTGTTAAAGTAATATCCATAAACATATCGCCTGTTCCTTTTTGGTCTACAGTAACATTATTACTACCATCAACATCTAAAAATAATATCTTATCTCCTGTTTCTGTTTGGTCAAGGTCCATAACAAGCAAAATGTTCACCTGTATTTGACAAATGAGTTTGATTTAAATTGAGAGTGTTCGAGGCCCCTGTAATATCGATTAATGCACTTTGATTTAAGTTCTGTGTAATATCAATATCATTTGAATTACCATCAACATCTATTCCTACAATATTATTATTACCAGTTTGTGTTATAGCTAATTCATTATTATCACCTGTGATTTCGCCGGCAGATGTTAAATCTGAACCTGCAACCAAATTGTCTTCACCATCTTGTGTTATAGCTATTTCAACACCGCTACCGCTTTGAGTTATATAGATATAATTATTATTTTGGGTGGTGGCTTGTGTGGATGTAACTAATGTTTGTTGAGTAGAAGTTATTCCTGATGTTGGTGTCGATCTAGTATTAAGTGTACTAGTTATTACATCAGCTATTAAAGCATTCATTAATTCTTTATTGTCATTTGTATAATAAGATGATTGAGAAGCATAGTTTATATCTGTAATTATAATTACT